CTGAACCAACCCACATTCTATGAAACCAATTACCCACACCATTCGGAGTAGATAATGCAATACAATCACCACCGGTAGCCAACGTTAATTGAGTACCAGTCCATATCTCATCGATGTAATCAATAAATGCTGCTTCATCAAATACCAATAAAGATAAGGCTTCAGAACGACCAGAGTCAGGTTTTGAAGATACTGCTTTTACTTGTGAACCATTTTTTAATCTAAGGGAAAGTTTGTTATCTTCGGATTCTGCAACTCTTAACCATACAGGTAAAAGTTGATTCATCGTTCTAACTTTTAATACTAAGTTCTTTGCTACATCTTGTTTGTTCGCAATAATAAGAACGTTAAAATCCTCATTGAATATCATTTTCCATAGTGCATAACCTGCTACTAATGTTGATATACCTAACTGACGAGATTTAAGAACAATGTTGTATCTATGTTCTTTAAAATCGGTTAGGGTATCTTCCTGAAATGGATATAATTCGAATGGTATCTTTCCTCTAATTGGATGCTGAATTTTACAATACTTTTTCATAAAGTATACCGGGTCACCGGCACACTTTTGATATTGTTCCTTAATTACATCCTTTAGGGATTTTTGTGGGGTATTCATTATTTTTTCAATCTAATCTTCCAATATACACCACCACCAACATAAGGTGCTAAAGTGCCAGTTGTACCATCAATCGTTCTATTTGCAACACCAACTCCTAAATGATACATCTTATCCGATTTTGTATTGATTAAAAATCCCATACCTAAATGAGATATTAAATCTGCTTTATTAAATCCACCTTCTAAACCATAAAAGAATTTTGTTTTAGGTAATTCTTTTACAATTGTTGTTTCTTTAATAACTCTTTGTTTAACACTCGCATTAAAAGTTCTACCCAATATTTTGTTTTGAGTAATAGTATCAATTAAAGATACAATTCCTAAACTATCTGGTAATTGTAATGTATCTTTATAAATGTTCTTTGCAAAATAATTTTGTAATAAAGCTTGTGTATCTACGATTGTAGGGATTATTACTTCCTTAATTGTTTCATGATAGATATCTTCACCTTTTTTAGTTACTACTTTTGTTTTAACTATTTCAAATGTATCAATTTCATGTTTAATAAGTTCATACTTTTTACCATCAACTTTTACGATTTCACCGGTTGTTTTTTTGTTTCCACCACATTGTTGGAAAACTACTACTGCAATTAATGCTACTATTGCAATATTCTTAATGTTCAAAAATTTCATTATATTTCTCCTTTATTATTTCCCAATCCTCATCTACTGCGGTTTGGAATGTTATTATTAATTCGTTTAGACCCGCTATATCTGAATCTAAATCTCTTTTTACTTTTTCAATATCACCATCGATACTCCACTTTTCAATACTACCATCTTCGTTTACAATAGTAGGAACTGTGTCTGCATCTTTTCTAGCTTGTTCAAATTTTGCTAAATCATCTTTAATTGTTCCTAATGCTTTTGAGTTCATTTTCCAATATTCATAGTTCTGATAGATACCTTCTAATTTAAGTTTAGCTTCTCTTTCTACTAAACAATTAATACAAAATCCACTTTGTTTAATAAATCTTAAGTTAACTCCTTTTGGATTTGATGTTTTGCATTCTTTAGATTTACAAGTAGTTAGTATATCTAAATACGCTCTTGCTTCATCATATTGGGTAACTGAACTTTTAAATCCTTCATGTTGTTCCCATTCTTTTCCGTTTGCATCAAACCAAGTATCACCAACTTCTCTTTTTTCTTTTACCTTATCCCACCCAACTGTTGCGTTTCCACTTTCTCTACCATGCATCACATCCAATATCTTTTTTCTACTCGGATGCATCCATGTCTTCTTATCCTTATTACCTTTGCTCTTAATTAACATAAATTGTAACTTTATATATAAGTATATATTTTTATCGGCTAAACTTAAAAATTCCTAAAATTTGGTTCAAAGGTGCGAATGCTCCCGTTAATTTATAAGCGTTTCCTTTGTAACTAAATACGATTCCTTCACTCGGTACAATTTTTTCAAACCCACCAATTGCATTTAATCTACTCAATTCTTTTTCTAATTTTTTTATTTGAGATATTGTTCCACCACTCATAATTTGATTAGCACTAGATTCTAATTCAGCTCTCATTGATTGTAATGCTTTATCTGGTTGTGCAGTTAATACTGAACTCATAAATGATAAAACCTCTGCACCAACTCCTAAAAATATATCTTCAAACTTTCTAAGATTACCACTCATAATAGTAGTTTTAGCTCCTTTATCTATTCCTTCTGCCCATGCTCTTGCTTTATCATCTTTGATATCACCTACTCTCATACTTTTATCATCAAACGCCCATCTCTTAACTAAACCTGCCTTTTCTAATGCTGATATTTTCTTTTTTGAATTAACTATAAAGTTTTCCCACCACGCTTGATGATAATCTGCTACACCATCTTTATCTGTTAATCCAAATTCAGATTGTAGTTTTGAAATCATTCCTTTAAATTTACCTTTTTGAGAACTTAATTGTTTTGTTTTAGGTAATTTAACAATTGGAGGTCCTTGTATTGTGTATTTAGATTGAACATGTGCATTAATTTGCTTTAACATACCACCTAATATACTTTCTGCACCATCTACTTTACCAATTGGATTTCCTGCTTCATTGTATTCAACTGCATTATGGAAAACTAAAAGTGCTTGATTGTAAGGAATAACATTAACCGATGTAGGCCATATTACTTCTAAATTTACAAACACTTTACCTTCTTTAAATATTTTATCTTTTTGTGCCTGAGATAATCCTCTAATTGCATTTTCCAAATCTTTCATTGCGAAATTATATGCATCAGTTAATCCGCCTCTACCGCCAAACTTAGTTGCTACACCATTGATATCCATTGCATTTGCTCCAGCGTTTGCTAAGTGCCCTTTATTTCTAGCTGATATTAATCTACCACTCTTCCAACTTATTGCCAATGCTTGTCCGTCAGTCTTTTCTCTAACCACACCTAAGTTTCCATCTAATGCATTATTTACAATTGCTTTCAAATCACCAAATGATAAATTCATTCTAACATCAAATGGATGATTCATATGTCCATATGCACCACCTTCATTTATAATACCTTCTTCTACTTTTCTGAATGTTGTTGCTTGTCTACCATTGATTGTTGGCATTCCGTGCTGGTCTTTACTAATATCCTTTACAACTGTTTTTTTATTTTTAAATTTACCAGTTAAAACCACATCACCTTTATCTACATCTACATTGATATCTTCATCTACTTCGGTAATTACTTCTGCAACGGTATTTGTATCACCATCTAATTTACCATCCTCTTTATCTCTATTGTAATCTTGTATAGCGTTATCCCAAACTTCTAATGGAATTTTACCATCTTTCATTTGTTTAGCATAATGTAGTGTAAACCATTCAACATATTTATCATTATCACCATCCATTTCTTTTCCTGCAAATAGTGCGGCTTTACCAATTCCACCGATTGCAATTTCTGCAACCAAATGTTCTGCTAAATGTACTCCCAAATGTTTCATTAACATTCCAACCCCATGTCCTATTCCGCCACCTAATATTACACCCGCTGCACTCATTGCAATCGTTTTACCTAATGTTTTGAATGCATCTTTTTCTTTATCACTTATTGGTTTACCTTGAAATAAATTTGAAATACCTTCACCTGCGTGCTTAAATGTATGTCCCAAATGTTCCATTTCCTTTTTTACGGATGGTACAATTGATTTTATTTTATTATTGATTGCTTCACCGATACTACGTCTAACTGGTGAATTTGGTTTATGTTGGTTGCCTCTAAAGAATTTTTTCTCATTCTCAGACCATTTTGAAATATTATGTTTGATGGTTCTTGCTACAACTTCTGGATTTTGAATTGCCTTAGTTGCTACTTTACCCATACCAGCCGATTTTGCTGCGGTTGTTCCTTTGGTTGGTTGCATTCCACTTGCAGGTGTTTCTTTATTTGCATCTGAACCAGGTCCTGCTTCTTGTCCAGATTTGGTGGCCACACCATATTCATTTGCAAAATCATTTGCTGACTGAATTGCGGTATCAATATCCTGGTCAACAATCATTACTTTTAATGGAATTGGTGCTTCTGGATGTTTTATATTATATGATGTAATTGCTGCCCATCTATGGTGTCCATCAATTACATATCCATCTTTACTTACATAAAGCGGCGCAGTTAGATTTGGATTTGTTGGGTCTGCTTCTAATCCCGCTTCCATTCCTAATACTTTATCACCAACTAATTCTGTTTGAGTTGCTTTTAATGATTCTGCAGGTACTTCTGTATTTGTTACTTTAATACCCTTATCTTCCAACATTTTTGCATATAGTTTTTCACCATTTATTTCTTCCGCATCCGGTTTTGCTTTACCTGCTTTTTTTTCTGCTTCTAAATCTTTTTCAGCTTGTGAACCAGGTTGTGGCTTACCTTTGAATTGTGGCATTTTTTTACGAGGAATTCCTTTATTTCCATTACAATATAAGTTAGTACCTGGAACAGATATGTCGCAAAGATTATATGTGGGTTCTCTTTCTGAATCTACTTCTTTTTTAAAGTCTTCCATTTCTTCTGGTTTAACTTCATCTTTTGATTTTAAACCTCTACGTTCTAATACTTTTTGAGTTGCTTGTTTTTTATCTTCATCAAAATGTTTTGCTAAACCTGTAATTTTTGTATTTACTTCTTCTCTAAATTTAGGTGAAATATCATCTAATGTAGGCTCTACTTTAATTGATGTGCCTACCACATTTCCCTTATCATCAACCGGAGCCGTTTGATTCATCGGAGCTGGTTTCTTTTGTTGTGGTTGTGGTTGCTGTGGTTTTTCTTGAGCTTGTGCAGGATTAGTTAATGGTTTATCTAATGGTTTTTGTGTTTTGTTTGTACTATTTGTACCATTTTGATTATTTGCGCCAGGTGTTGGTTTTGCTCCAACTTTATTATTTGCACCCGTCATTGGTCCGCCGGCATTTCTATTTGCGGGTGGTTGTGATTGTGCACCACTTTTACCAACTAATGCCATCGCTGCTCTATACGATGGATGGTTTTTATCGTAATTTAGTGCTGAACGAACTTTTACTTTCTCACCAGTATCAGGATTATCTACTAATTGGTCTAATGTTTTTTCATCATACCCACTACCTGCTGCACTTGCTTCTTTTATTGGATTATGTGGTTGATACATACCTTTTTCTATATTATGTAAATCACGATAATATGTAAGTTTTTCTGCTAAATGGTCTTTAGCTATTTCAGCTGCGATTTTAATATCAGACGTATGTTCTAATTCAATCTTAATACCTCGTTTTAGTTCTTGTTTTACGGTATCTAATACGTTTTTGTAATCGTAGTAATCCCCTGCCCATTTCTTTGCAATATCTACCAACGTTAAATCATCTGCTTTTCCACCTGGTATATTATTATCAGTATCTATACCTTCATTTAATTTTGTAATTAATTTAGTATAAATTGCTTTATCAAATTTACCAAAAAACTTTTCAAATTCTTTTTGTTTTCTTTCACCACCCATTCTATTGTTACGGAACATATTTCTAACATCCGTTGCACCAAATGAATTAGAAGGTAACTGAGAGAATACATATGCGTTAACTGCATATCCTTTTAAGTTTTTATCGTTTGTATATGGTTTGAAATAATTACCACCTAATCTTGCATCATCTTTTTCACCAACTGCTACAATTAATGCAGTAGTTGTATCATCATATCCTCTCAATATTTCTACCGGTTGATATGGTTGTTTTACTTTTACAAATTTTGAAGATGGTATTCCAAATAATTTAGTTGCAATTTCTTTCTTATCGTTGAATGATAATGGGGATTTATCACCATCTTGCACATCGGATGTTGCAATATATACATTTTTAGAACCAAATTTTGATACCAATGCATCATAAACTTTTTTATGACCTTTGTGAAATGGTTGGAAACGTCCACCATACACTACAATTTTGTCGGTTACCGCTTGTTTTAAAACAGCTTCGACAATAAAATTAGCTAATTCCATAAGTATAAATATATACTAAATATTGTTATAGATAAATGGGTCTCTCTTTCTTAGCTCTTTTATTTTCTTTTTAAACTCTCTCTTTAATTTCCAAGTTTTGTATAAACTTTTCAATTTTTTAAATAATGTTATCATTTTTATGTATTTTTAATTCTTTAAATATATCCGAGTACCTATAATTATTGTGTTTTATTTTTTCAATTAAGTATTTTTCAACTTGGTTGTTCTTACCAATATCAATCATTAGTTGATGATTATGTTTTAAAATATGAAAATTATCTTTTATTATATCATCTATTTCATATATGCTTAATTTGTTTAATCTATCTATTTCATTTATAATTACATCCATTCTAATATCATTGTCTTCAATTGTGTCGTATGTTTCATCTATTAAAAAATCAAATGTTTTAAACCCAATTTCTTTTAAATATTTTAACATATGTGGTCTACCAATAACAATAAATGGATGGTATTGAAATATTGGTTTCCATATTTTTTCTGATATAAAATCATTATCAATATAAAATGAAGTTTCCGTTACCAAACTAATATAACTTTCTAAAAATAAATTTTCATTTTCATGATAATATCCATTTGTATTTGCAATATCCTCTCTATCTGCAATTGATTTAGCCGGCAGTGCTTCAAATTTTTCTTTTAAATCCGAATGTTTTTTATAGAAATTAGATAATTCATTTGTTACTAATGTTTTATCAAATGATATAATAGAATCGTATTGTATTTTATTAAAAATTTCAGATAATAGTTTTACTCTATGTAAATCTAATCGCCTATTTAAACATAAAAACTTAAATGGTTTTTGTAATTTATAATGTGTATTATATAAATCTTTATTAATATGTTTATTGAAAAAATGTTTTGAAGATGCGGTTAAATAAAATGAATAGTTAATTACCGATGGATATTCTGTTATATTAAATCTTTCTTTAAACGAAAGTAATTTTTGTTCTAAGTTATAATCATTTAAAATTAAAATTACATTTTCAAATTTAATCCCCGCGTTTTTAATGCCTAAATACATTCCTTTTAATAACCAATCACCTACCCATCCTTCATGTGAATAATTTATAACAATTTTACCTTTGTTCTGATTTACTTTTTTTATTATATTAGATGGTATTAAATCAAAGAAATTACAAAAGTCATCCGTTGCTTCTATGTTTAAAGAATACATCAAATGCCCCCATGGTTCTATCGGATATACCCAATTTTCAGATTCAATATTATCAGTAATTTCTAATTTAATATCTTTTATACCAAGATTACTAATCCAACTACTATGTTGATTTCCAAATTTATTTTCTAATTCGAATGAATCAATTAGTCTATCTGTAACAAATATATGACTTAATATTTCTGGTTTTATACAATTTGGAATTGGTTTATTAAATTTCCACTTATCGTATAATAAAACAATATTATCCATTAATTTCTTTTAAAATATAATCACTAATACTATTTGCAATTATTTTATGACACTCTAATGAAGCGTGGTCATCAGGTACTTTATTACCATTTATTCTTAAATCAGATGTACTAATCATCATTTGTGGGTCTGATTTCATTAAATCTGCTAATGAATTATATTCTATTGCATTATTATACATTTTAATATAAATCTTATTAAAAAATTCATCTTCAATTAAAAATGGTACATATTCATTTTGCCAAGTTAAAATTCTACATTTTATACCTGCTGCTTCGTATTTTATAAATAATTCTTTAATTAGATTTAAATTTTGTTGTATAAAAAACTTTTCCATATCTTCCCAACTTGTAAAATTATCAGAATAGAATTTAAATAATTTTTCATATGTGTCAGATTGTATTTTTCCATCAAACATATTAATATTATTTTGATGTAAATTATGTCTATCTCTAACACCCGCTACATTTAATTCCATTTGCTCATCATTTATATAAACTTGATAGTTCCTAAATGGGTCAGTAAGTTGCAGTATTACATAACCAATTTCATCTGCGGAATAATGTTGGTCTGCGAATTTTTTATAATGTTTTTTAGATAATGCGTTTGTATCTGTTTCATTTTCTAAATCTATTATATATTCTAACCATGTAATAGAACCATCATCCGAACCACCATTATCTATTTTATTAACTTCCCATGTTCCTAATTTATCTGCAACCAATCTACTAAAACGATTTGCACTCATAAATTTATACATAGCTTGTGTAATTTTATGTGAATCCGTTGTATTATTTGCTACCGCATTTTTAATATCAATAAATGGTGTATAAAAATATAAACCACTTCCCCAAGTATGAGAACATCCAGTAAATGCAATTCCTTTATTAAGCATAATATAACTCCGGATATTCTACTAATATATGAATACCACCTTCATTTGTTGCATATTTGTAAGCTAATTCAATATCTTCCGGTGATTTTAAATCGTGAAATTCTATATTTTTACATAAAGATTTAAATTCCTCAAAATAATTTCCTCTATGTTGGTGACCTGGATCAATTGGTTTATCACTCCCTTTACCTAATCTAATAATTAAGTTCGGTTTCCACTTTTCTTGACTCATTATTCCAATTTTATCAACGTGATTTATTAATTGGTTTGCTGCACAAATAATAAAATCCCAACGAGGATAGAATGTAATAACTCTTTTACCTGCCATTGCCAACCCTAAACTCATTCCCATTTGTGATTCTTCCATTACAGGAACTTCAATCATTTTTTCTTTTGGAACAAATCCTAAAGTTGTACTCATAGGATTACCTTGATAAACTATTTGTTGACCAATAAAAACAGAATCTTCTAATTCTGCTAAATTTTTCATTGCTTCCGTTAGAGCATCTTTGTACGGGGTGTATTCTGGGTTTGCCATATAACTTGTTTTTCTATTTCTTCTATTTTATTAATAATTGCTTCTGCCTGTATTTTATGTGCCTTCAATGATGTATGACCATTTATTACTTTTTTTCCAATAGTTGTAAAATACGGGTCATCTGAAATACTCATACCTATCGGTCTATCTTTTCTACTTTGTAAATCCCATATTGAACTAAATATATTTCCATTCACATTGTATTCTATAAATCTATCTTCTAAAAATGAATTATTCTTAATGTATGGTATTAATTCGTTTTGCCAAGTGTGTATTAAACATTTTTTTACACCCATAGATTCATATTTTCTAAACTTTTCCTCTACCATTTTTGCAAATTCATCTAAAAAAACGTGTGTATATTTTTTTATATCACCATCATATATTTCTTCTAAATATTTATCAAATTCACTATTTTTTATAGATTGTACCGAATTAATATTACATTTTCTTACTACACCGTTATAAGTAAATTCAGTTTCTGCTCTAAACATATCAGTAAGTTGAACTACTACATAATCAAAATCTTCTAATTCCATTCTAAACATTCTATGTGCTACCGGACTTGAATTTGCTGGTACATAATTTAGTTGCCATTGTGTATTTAATGTATCTAAGAAAATAAAAATTTGATTGTTATCACCACCATTACTATCTCTACAATATTCAAATGTTTCAAAATGTGTAGCAACTTGTCTTGCAAATCTTTTTGATTTAATAAATTCTACATGAGCAGGCGTATAATCTTCTCTGTAATGCTGAGTTGCATTCCATTTAATATTAGGGAGGTGAGAGTAATATTGTAATCCCTCACCCCATGTAAAACTATCACCTGCAAATAGAATTCCTTTCATTAGTTTTGAAATTCTGATTTATTTTCTAAATACCATTCATACGCATTAGCTAATCCATCTTCTAACGATGTACTTGCTTGCCATCCTAAGTTATCAAAAATCTTAAATGAATCAATCTTACGAGTTGGAATCATTGATGGTTTACCTTTAATAAATTCAGTTGGTGCATCAAAGTTTGCAATTCTTTTCATTATTTCTAATACTTCTAATACGGAATACACTCTATTAGAACCTACATTATAAACTTGATAATCTTCTTTTTCTTTTTCCATTACTATTTGCAATGCTTCTACGAAATCTTCGATATATAATAAATCTCTCAATTCACTACCATCACCCCATACAGGAATTGGATTCATTTGGTCTGCTACTTTTCTAATTGTTGCCGGAGTAACATGACACTTATTGAAATCGTATTTATCATGTGGACCAAATAAATTAGCTGGTCTGATAATTGTACATTTCATTTTAACCGGTAAATACTTTGCGTATAATTCACATTGAACTTCTGCATATCTTTTCATCCAACCCACAGGAAAGTAAACAGGATATGGTTCATCAAATAGGAAATCAGTCTCTACTACGGGCTTATCTCCTTTTGGTGGATAAACTGTATTAGATGATAAGAAGATGTAATGTTGAACCTTATTTCTCCAACTGGCATCAATTAAGAAATTGTTCATTGCTACGTTTGGTGTAACATGTGCCAATGGGTCAACTACGGTGTCTACTGCGTTTGATGTACTTGCTGCTGCGTGATATACTACATCAATTCCTTTGGTTGCATCTAAACACCCTTCGTATGTTTTTAAATCAAAATGAACATACTCTACACCATCAATTGGTGTTCGTACTCCTCTTTTGTGTAAATTAACTCTAATGTTTGTGTAACCTTCTTTGTGTAATCGGTTTGTTAAATTTTGACCTACTAAGCCAGAACCACCTGTTATCAGGATTTTTGAATCTTTGTTTATCATATTATTTTTTTGAGTTCATTATAAAACTTATTAATGCTTTTCTTTCAAAATTTGGATTTGTTATTGGGTTTACCTCATGTTCTAAATTTGCATTGGTAAAATCTAATACAACAAAGTTACCAAATTCCGGTGTAATTTCCAATTTATTTCCATCAAAATCTGTAATTATTAGTTCTCCCCCATCTCCTTTTTTCCAATCTTTATTCAAATATAGTAATACTACACATATTCTAAATTTATCATCATCTTCACCATCTTTATGATTTTTAATAAAACAATCTTTATTATATAAAGTTAAATTAAAAGATGGGTTTCCAAATACATAATGATTTCTAGGATATAATTCTTGTAATTTTGAATAACAATATTTAGAAATTAATTCACAATCTGCATGTCCATTGTATAAATGTTCAAACCAAATTTGTGCTAAGTCATTGTGTTTTTCAATAACCGATTGTTTATATTTGTTTTGACTTTCAAAATCATTAGATGGAACGATTCTTACATTGTGTACTTCTTTTAACGAATATACAATTTGGTATTCAAATTCTTTATAATCTATAATTTTAGTTAAATATTGATTAAGTAATAATTCGTATGATTTACCAAAAAATTCTAAACCTAAACCAGCATAATATCCTTTACCTGTATATAACATTTATTTATTTTTTAGTACAACGAAATTTAAATATGCAAACCTATTAAACTCATTCATTACTTTATGTACCGAATGTACTGGCATACTTTTTGTAAAATCTAATACACCATAGTTTCCTAATATTGGATATACAATATCAATATGTTCTTCTTTATTTTTTAATACCAATTCACCACCATCACCTACATTATATTCACTTAATGGAGTTAAATATATTAAACAGGCACATAGCCTATCATTTACATATCCATCATTATGCATTGTAATAAAATCACTATCAGTATACCAAGTTATTTGACCTACACTTTGTATATCGGTTGCAGTAATATTTAATTCATAATGTTTATTTATAATACCCGCACATACTTTGTCCATTATAGGATAAAATACTTTATTAAAATAATCGTTTCCCAATCCAATTCTTTCTGCTAATTCACCACACCTTTGATGCACCATTTTATTTTGTTGGTGAGCGTGGTATCGTATATCATTACTTCCATCAACAAACTCTTTTATTTCTTTAAAAGTTTCTTCATCATAATATCCACTATCGGTGTGCTTTGGATGCGGATTCATAGAAGAATACAAATAAGTAACTAAATCTTTATTATCTTTATATTGTATTAATATATTATAAAAAGATTTAATTGTTTCAATTTCACTTTCATTTAAAAAATCCCATATTGTTCCTATTGCGTATTCGGTATTCTGAATCTGTAACATTATATTAGGTTTTTTGGTTTTTTATTTAATAAATTTGATTCCTCTATTGCCATTTCTTCTGCCAAATCAAATCTTATTTTATTTAATCTTGTTCTATCAATATCTAATTGTTTTTCAATTGAAATAAATTCGTTTTTTAATCTTTCAATTTCTAAATTTTTAGCATCTTTTATTTCTTTATTTAATTTTGCTAATTCCTTTCCCACATTTGCTCTTGCTTCATTTATCCTATTTCTTTCTATTGCTATATTTTCTTTTTCATGTTCAATATCTTTCCATTCATAGTATATTTTACTACGCTCCAACATAATCTTTTCTCTTTCATCTGCGATTATTTGCTTTTGCTTTTCTAAATATTCCATTTCTTTATTTATTTCTTTTTCAGATATCACTCGCATACTATAATTATTAACTTATATAATTTGTTTTGATTTTTTATAAATATTTAATTTAGCAGTTCCTATTGCAATCTCCTCAGCTATTTCGGCTCTAATTTTATCTAATCGATTTCTATCCTCAGTTAGTTGTGATTCCAATTCATTTTCCTTTTGTTTTCTAATAAAAATTATATGATTTTCTAATTCCAGTTCCAATTCTGTTTTTATTATAGAATGTGCAGTATTAATATCATTGTATATTTCATTTCGAATTGTATCTAATCGTTTTCTATCTTTTACTAATTGTTTTTCTAATTCTGATTCTTGTTCTTTTATAATTTTTTTATGTTTATCTGTAATTTCTTTTTCTAATTTTTTTGTTATCGTTTCAAATCGTTTCCTGTCATTTGCTAATTGTATGTCAAATTCTTTTTCTTGTTTTTTTCTTTGTTCACCAATTTCATTTGCCCAAAAATCTTCTTTTGCTTTTTTATTTAATTCATGTCTTTTATTCATTTCATCAATTAAAATAACATTAGATTCATTTAGATTTTCTCTTATTTTTTTATATTCTTCATCCAATTCCTGCAAATCTCGCCATTCATAGTATAACCTACTACGTTCAATCATTAATCTCTCACGTTCTTCTGAAATTATTTGCTTTTGTTTTTCTAAATATAATTGTTCTTTATCTAGTTCTGTTTGAGATATAACTTTCATATGTCAATTTTAAAGCTTCATTGAATCCCAATACTGGCAATAATCCTATTTCTTTTTGTAGTGTTGTGTCCATTTGTCTACGAAGGTCACCATTTGGTTTTGTAGTGTCCCATTTTATATCTATATTTTTACCACTAATTTTAATAAGTTGTTCAATCATTGATTTGATTGTAATTTCTTCACCTGCACCAAAGTTAATTGTAGTATGTATTTGTTTTTCATATAAAGATAAAATTGCATTTGCTACATCACCTGCATAAACAAAATCTCTAATTGGTGTTCCATCCCCCCATGCTTCAATTTCATTTTCTGCTTCAAATACTTTTTTACATTGAGTTGCAATTACTGTTCCTGTTCCATCAAAGTTATCATACTCACCAAAAATGTTTGCTGGTCTTATGATTGCCCAATTTGTATAATTGTATTGAACTTTGTATGCTTCTAATAAAACCTCACCCATTCTCTTACTCCAACTTGGAAACCAATCTGCGTCTGATGGTAATGTTTTCCATACACTATCTTCTACAAATGTTTCTGCGGGTGCATATACACCAACTGAACTAACAAATACTAACCAAATATTATTTTTTGAACATTGATTAATAATTTCAGTATTAATTTTAAATGATGGATATAAAAAATCCACCGGACTTTCCTTTGCTCTAATAGGAGAACCTTTAACACCAAAACAATTGAATACTGCATCAGGAGTTTCATAAAAGAAAAGATTTTTAACATTATCTTCTATTGTTAAATCCATTTCATAAAATGTAAATTTTTCAGATATTGGTAAATTTGGTGATTGTCTCATATCAACACCAATTACTTCATATCCTGCTACTAAACATTTTTTAACTAAATGTATTCCAACTAATCCACTACAACCTGTTACTAAAACTTTTTTCATATTTTTATTTTATTAATTTTGAATATACGTTATATAATTCCTCATCTTTTTGAAATGATAATAATAGTTTTTGATTTGCTTCTATTTTATCCATATCAAACGGTGGTAATTCACCATTATCATCTATATACTTTAATAGTTTTCTAATTTCCTCAAATGTTTTTACTAATCGTAACCAAGGAAATTCTTCATTATTTAAGTAATCATAATTTATAAATGGTGGAACATAGAATCCCATATCTTCTAATATTGTATTAGTATATCTTGGACCAATTACTATAAATGGATGACAATTTGCAATAGGTCTAATTACTTTTTCTGAAATCATTATATCTCTTTCAAAAAATTTAGTTTCAGTAACAATAGATAATAAAGATTCTGCATATAAAAATGAATCGTTGTTCCAATTATGTAAAAGATTTTCTACATATCCAGGATCTGTTTTTTTAATATCTACCGAAATTTCACCTGGCTTTGGATTAGCTATATAATCATTTCTATATTCTTGTAATTCGTTTATTCCCATTGTATTATATCCCAATACATGTTCATCTGGAAATTCTAAAAATGAAATATAATTATTATCTATTATATTTTCTTTTTTACAAAAATTATAAAACCAAAATCTATGGTCTCTTTTTGCATTTCTATTAAACGATAATATTGTTTTTAATTTAGGAGTAGTTTCGTATTGTTCTCGTTTACATACACTAAAAATACTATCATTCATTTTAAAATTATTATCCAAATCATATGTTAAGAATGGAAAGAAAATATGATTACCTTTTGCAAAATCATTTATATTATAACAGGGTGTTATTGTGTAAATGTTTTCAGAATGTTTGGATGTATTAATCCAATTATAGAATTTTTTATAATGACCTGATTCGTGAAAACTGATAAATAATATTTTAATACCCTTTTCTAAAATAGTAGTATAATGTGGTAAATATTCTTCCAAATCTTCCATATGTACTTTTGGAGTAACTAAATAAAAATTTTCATCTGCCCCATCTAATATTGGTTGGTCAGAAAATACTATTTTTAAATCTTTATGTTCAAATGTTTTTGCATATTTTTTAGTTCCCCAATGACTTCTTAAAAATATTTCATTATAACTAGATTGTATTTCACTATCCCTAAGAATATCTAAAATACCAATATAATTGTTTGTAACAGTTCTATCTTCTGGTATTTTGTAATTAAATACACCATTCGGTAACGGGAGATAATCATCACCCGTCCAATTTTCCATATAAAAATTTATCAATTTCATTTGCTAAAAATAGATGAATATAATTTTTTTACCGATTGTTCACCCGAATAAGTTTTACATAGATTTGAATTATGTATAACTTCTTCTTTTGAATCCATAAATATCTTGTGTAATTTTTTCTTATCGTTTAGTTCCGTAGTTAGTTTAACCACTGCTTTCATTCTATCACCATGATCAAAAATCTTATCATAACTTTCATCAAAATATTTATCAAATGTTTTGAATCCTTTTTCTTTTAACATTTCTAAATACAATGGGCCGGCTAATGCTATAAATGGATGAAAATATCGTAATGCCTTTACTCCTTTTTCAGAAACTTGACATGCGGTGAATGATGACTCAGTTAATAGTGTCATATATGTTCTTAAAAACGAAGGGTCAAATGATGGATTTACCCAATCTATCCAACCATAGTGAACTCTACGTCCATTTGCATAATATGTACTATCTTCAAATGTATCAATGTTATCAATTTTAACAACACCAATATCTTTTATTTTTTGCATCCATCCCATATTATCATTAAATTCTTTTAATTTAGTGAATGCCGGAAACCCTCTATAACCATCTGTTCCCCAATCTATTTCTCTATCATATGGAAATATCATAGAATATAAACAATCTTTTAATACATCATTTTTTTCTAATTGTGATAAATACCAAAATCTATGGTCTTTAAATACTGAACGATTAAACATTAAAAAATTCTTTTCTCTCTCACCTTCAAAATTCAATACATCACCATCATACGGATTATTTGAATATGCACTACACGCCGTTGAAAATAAATAATCAACAAAATAACAATTCATTTTTATTGTAATGTTATTTTTCATACAATACAATTCATGTTGTAAATTTACATTTGAATCTGCATTTGAGTAATGAATATTATCTGGACTTATACCAAATTCTTTACATGAGTTATATAATTTTTCAAAAAAAGATTCGTAGTGAACACCACCTTCGTGAAATGTAGAAATTATTAATTTTAAATCACCTAATTGAATTGCCCTTAATATTTCAGGATTTAAATTTAATAAATGTTTACCGGATGCTTTGTATTCAACAATATCTTTAACTGTTATAGATGGTGATTGAAATAAAAAATCTTCGTTTCCAAATAAATTAATTGGATAATAATTTCGTTCCCCACTTTTTATTCTATTGAATGGTAATACATTTAATTCATATGCATTATTTTCATATTCAAATGTATATGTATTTTCATCTAATTTAGTAAAACTTTCTAAAATATTTTCTCTAATAGTTCTTGTATAAAAAATATTAAAAAGAATATCTTTATGTTCTGATGATAGATTGATTACGTTATGATGGTCAGTAAATCCTCTACCAAAAAATTCTGATGTAGATATACCTCGTAATTCTATTTGTTGTAATGTACTATGATAAGCGGCTTCGGTTAACCCGTTTGGAAATATAACACCATCTTTTTCATATTCGTATATAAAGTTGATTTTTTCCATTAAAATATTACCCATTTACCTGTACCATAATGTGGCCATTGTTTTTCGTATGAATACCAAATAACTTTTTCCGATGGTACTTCTCTTTTTTTACCATTCCAAGTTGCTTCGGTTGGTGTGTTTGTTGATACTCCATTATCTTCAACTACAAATATAATTGGTAAATCATATCTAACTGCGTATTTGTGCATTTCATAAAACCCACCGGTCTCAAATGCCATATCACCTATGAAACAAAATACTTTATCATCTTTACCATCTCTTTTATTTGCCATTGCTACACCCGTTGCTATCGGTATGATTGCACCAACAATTGCACTTGCATAGAATCTTTGTTCTTCACTAACGATAGTAATACTTCTACCATCTAATATTTCGTTTTCTAACCAAACAGGACACACACCTTTGATTAGTGCGTGGTAATGTGAACGCCAGGTTGAGAATACCCAATCTGTATCTTTTATTCTTTTACCAATTTCAATTAATTGTTCTTCGTTACCACCACTTAAATGCACCGGTCCTTTTATTTTACCTGCTTCCCAATGGTCTGCAATCATTCTTTCGTATGCAATTAATTCATCCTTTGTAAATCTTGCATCTGATACAATAGGGTATTTTTCTAAATTTTCTATCATCTGTCTCTTTTTTGTAATATAGGGTTTGTTGTTGGCCATTCCATTTGATATTCCGGGTCATTCCATTTAACTACACCTTGCTCATCTGCATCCACATAACCATCTTTATAGAATAAGTTATAGTGAAACATACAATCAGTTAATGCATAGTGTCCGTTTGCAAAACCAGGTGGAACTAATACTTGATTTCTATCTTTCTCAGTTATCATAAAAGATTCCCACTCTCCAAAGGTAGGACTATTTTTTCGCATATCCAAAACAATTAGATAAATATCTCCAACTGCTGCTTGTACTAATTTCCAAGTTTTATTATCGTAATGTAATCCTCTTAATACACCTTTATATGATTTTGAGAATCTACCATGCACTTCGTTTCCTTCACCTATTTTTTGCATAACAGGATGTTGTCCAGAATGAAAGGTTGTAAATATTTCGCCTCTATATTCTCTATAAATTGATGGAGTATAGGTCGGTACTTCATAACCAAATTTTTTTGATGGAGTTATTTTAAAATCATCCCACTTATTACTCATATAACTTTATTTTTCTACATTTAAATATTGAATAATTTCATTTTCCAATTCATCGGTAACAACTCCTTCTTCTAACGCTCTTTTTTCATAATCTTTTTTATATAAATTATTTTCATCACCCCTTACTTTTTTGATTTCAATTTCATAATCCATTTTGGTTGCTCTAACTCTTTCAAACCAATCTTCTAATTCAGGAAAAGTTTCTACAAAGTTTTTATTACGTCTAACATCATATTGTTGATAGAACGATTTGAAATCTCTTTGTCTACTTCTTAAATCTGATGCAAATCTATGTCCTTGTGATACTTCTCTTAAATATTCACATAGTCTATATATTTGATTTGCTAACCCCCATAGGTCAGTGTCATTGTAATATGAAGGTTTACTCTTAATAAAGTTTTCAACCCAATATTGGATATGTTCTGCTCTTTCTAAACGTATTTCTTCGGGTAATGTACTAACTGATTGAAATGATGGGAAACGTAAAATATTAAGAGTCATTAATACTGATGTTTTATCAATATATTTTTCTCTTAACTTATTCATTTCATCTAAGAAATCTGTTATACTAAAAATACATAATGCATTAATTGTCATCATTACATTAAATGTTCTTAAATTACCATCTCTAATCATTCTCTCTGCATTTTCTCGCCATACTTCCCACTTCAAACCATCTCTAATATATTCAGCATGCTTACCAACACTTTCGTTTGATGTATAAATGTCAATTGATTTAAAGTTATGAGTTGCTTTAATTAATTTATCTACCAACTCTTTCTTTTGACCTAAGTTTGAGTTAACTGCGAAGTGAACATCACAATTAGGATTGTTTTCCCACCAATCCATTAACTTCCAAAAATCTTTACTCATTGTAGGTTCACCACCGGTCACTCTTAATTCTCTTAATGAATGTTGTAACTCACCTTCCCACCATTTCCAAAATGCTTCAACGTATGGATTATCTTTATTATCTTTACCATATATCATTGCATCATCTCCAGCGTGGTGAAATGCACCTGCACCATCGGTATTAAGATTTTGATAAGCACCATTTGTTTTAATATCCATTTGCCAAGTTGTACTAAACGATGCATTACAATATGAACAAGCAAAGTTACAATTAGCATCAAAACTAATTTCTAATGTTTTTAAATCAACATCTTTGGTATATCCTAATTCATTTTTTGCTTCTATTAATTCTTCATCCGTATAGATTACTGATTTGTAAACTCTATCACTTACTTTATCCGGTCCTAAATCTTCAATCTTCCAACAATACTCACATTCATTCGGTCTAATACCTTCCATCATTTCTTTACGAACTAATTTCTTATAATGTGTATTATGTAATGCTTTATATGATTTAGATAATTCTTCTAATGGTATTTTATGTGCCGGTGGATGGTGACATGATGTGGTTTGTCCCATATTTAACCATATAGTAGCATTGTACCACTTTGCTCCACAAAAAGAATTAGAGAGTGAGTTTATTGCCCTATCTCTATATTCTTGAAATGTTTCATCACCTTTTTTTGCATATACAAATTCTGCCATATTAAAATGTTTGTGCGTATCCTAACGGAAATCCATTTCTAAATTCAGATGCCATTCTAGGAATCAATACCTGATAGGTTTTCATTAATTCTATAATACCATCATCTAATGTGTATTTTGGTTTCCAACCGGTTGCTTCTATTTTTGCATTAGATACAATATAATCTCTTTTATCCGGGTCTTCGTAGTAATCATTATATGATATTGCAAAGTCTGGAATATATTTTTGAATAGTTTCTAATAATTCTTGTTTAGTTAAATTTGCGTTACTTAATCCAACATTATAAACATTATGTCTCATTTTATCATAATTATTTAATGCCCATAAGAATACATTTGCCACATCTTGAATATGAATAAAGTTTCTCTTAAAATGTTTTTCAAATACGGTTATGTATTTATCTGTCATTGCTTTGTATACAAATTCATTAACTAATAAATCAGTTCTCATTCTTGGTGATGTACCAAACACAGTTGCTAATCTAAAAATTATTGCTGAACTACATTCTAATAGTAATTTTTCTGCTGCACATTTACTTTCACCATAAACTGAAATAGGATTTAAAGGTGATTCTTCGGTACATTCTGTTTGTCCTTCACCGATACCATATCCACTATTTGTATTTGGATATAATATAATTTGTTCATCAGTAATTGTATCTAATATAGTTTCTATTTGAGTAAAGTTTACTTCCCATGCTAACTTAGGGTCTTTAGCACAAGCAGGAAAACCTACAATTGCGGCTAATGGAATAATAACATCATGTATTCCTACTTCATGTCTTAATAATCTTTCATTACGAACATCACCATATATAAAATTATATTTTTTATTTGTTGTAAATTGTAATGGAGAAATTTGATTGAATGATAAGTTATCTATGACAGTAACACTATGTCCTGCGTTTAACATCTTTTCGGTAATTACTGAACCTAAATAACCTGCACCACCTGTAATTAATATTTTCATTATATTAGAGTTTGTTTTATATTTGTAATATCTGCCGTTTCTAATGAGTTTCCTGCTAATAATTTATTTAATTTAATTTGAATTGTTTTATTCATAAATTCTTCAATATATGCAAAATTACCATTACCACTTTTATCCCACACTTTAAATCTATTTACTTTTGTAAAATCTAAATTAGTAACTATACCTTCATTGTTTGAAACTATAAATTCAGATATTATACCATTAAAATAATATCTTTCATTAGTATCTTTTAAAAATGGATTCATTACACCAATCCATAGTGGTACATGTGCATAATCGCAAGTTTTATATTTACATTTAACCATTCGTTTTTCACCATTTACTGAAACCAAAAACATACTGATTCCTTCTACATTTTGAATTTGATAAATAACTTTATATTCTTTATCATATTCAAAATCAAATTCTTCAATATGCATATCATCCGAAAAATTACCACTTTCAGGATTTGCAGTAAATAATACACATTTTAATTTATTATTATCAATATAAACCCCACTATTTACTATTCCAGGTTTTGCAAAAATATATTGTTTTTTTCCATTATTTTGTGCAATAAATGTACAATTTATAATTACAGAATCGTTAAACACCGTTCCCAATAAATTAGGTCGTTTGGATGTATTGTGTTTAGATTCGTTCCATACACTGCAACAAAAAGTATCTTTAAATTCAAATAGTTCCATTATTTCATTTCTTTACATTTGTTATAAAAATCAGCCAATTCAGGGAATGTTTTTTCAAAATTAGTTCCCCTTCTTTTATCATGCTCACTAAAAAATTTATAAAAATCTTTTCTATGTGCCATTCTATCTTCATCATCGATTGATATAAAATAATCATAAATTCGTCTAATCTTAACGATTTCAACATCACTAAACCCATAACAATTTACATCATCCCTTAATAATTCATAAAATTCAACTAATTGTGCTTGTTTAAATATTTCGTCCGACCATTCTTTATCTAATATTCTAATAGATTGATGGTTTGGATATCTTAAATATGAACTATCTAATAATAATGGTTGTTTATAATATCTTAATGCGTTTGTGTGTTTTGCTTTTAGTGAATATACATCATCAATTAATTTACGATACGATGGTACTGATAATGCGTTGTATGTACTCATTATATCTACTGTCAGTCTTGGGATATACTGGCATAAATCATCTATTCTATCCATCAATTGATTATATACTAAACCATTTCTAACGTACTCAGCCTGTGTACCATATCCATCACAACTTGTGTAAATAATTAATTCTTTAACTAATCCTCGATCGGATATAATTTTAAATTTTTCTCTGAATTTTTTATATAACGAATCGGGTACACCTAAATTTGAATTGATACTTAAACATAAATTCTTATTTGGATTTGGAGAATCAATGATATAATCTAATACTTTCATAGTATCTTTATGCATCATAGGTTCACCACCTGTGATTCTAAATGTATATAAATCTTGATACAACTCCGGCCACCATTTCCAAAATGCTTCTACATATGGATTAAATTCACTTTGTGGGATTGGTATTCTACCACTACTTACAAAATGTTCTAATCCATTAAAATTATCAGATGTTGGGTATCCACCATGTTGTTCAATTTCTTCCATCCATTTTGTTGAGAATGGTGGTGCACAATATGAACATTTAAAATTACAAGCATTACTGAATGAAACTTCTACATACGAAGGATTTATATTATCTCTCCAATTACTTTGTTTAATCTTTTCTAAATGTGGAAATGCCCATGGTTCAGACGATTTAAATGTTCTATCACTAAATTGATTTGAACTATCCTCTACACCCCAACAATAATCACATTCTGCCGGCTTCCCACCTTCTAACATTTCTCTTCTTTTTTGTTTTTTGAAGCGTGTATTATGAAGTGCGGAAGGGTCTCTATTTAATTCAGTTGTTGATACCTGATGTGTCATCGGATGGTGACAACTATGATTATGTCCAATATGTAAATGCATTGTTACTTGCATCCATTTTGCTAAACAGAATCCTACTCCTACCGCATTTAATTGTTCTCTTACACTTTCAAATTTTTCGTAACTAGCCATTATGCTTTACAATTTATTATTACAGAATTATTACCTATTTCATCTACTGATATGAGTTCGTATTCTAAACTATTCATACCATCGTTTTTCCAATTATACTTACCTTGTTGCATTTCTAATATATATCTTCTTTCATTTCTTGCAGTTGTTTCACCCTTTGCCCATTTATCTACACCACCAACTGTTATTAGACCTTCGGTTTGGTGTGGTAAACATTCAAACTTACCATCTCTACGGAAAGGTAAGATAGTATTATTAACTTTCAAAGTATTTTCTTCTTTTATTTCAACATCATTTATTTCGCCATGATTTCCGTTATCACTTAAATCGTTTAATACATTTCCATTTATTGAATTAAAATCATAATGTGCCACCATATCATTCGGAAATTCCATTATTTCATTTTCTGATAAACATCTATCCCACATCATAACTTTTGCAATATCACCTTTAAACCATCTATTAACCTCATCTACTCCTACCGATGGTGTTGTTCCAATATAGTATGGTTCTGTTCCATATCTTTTTAAATACCCACTATATTCTAATGGTGATGTTGCACCTGTTCCAAATCTTGCATCACTTTTTTTACCATTGATGTGAAGTGAAATTAATTTATTATCATCATCAACTGTCAATGTTACCCAACTCCATTGTTGTTCGTATCTCTTTGCCCATAGGTATAAAAATTCTCTTTCATTATTCCATAACATAGAAGTAAATGCTCTACTATTATTATACGATATACCCCAATCATGTCCCGGTCTGCGAAGGATTGGATATTCACAAAATCTTCTATCTGCATCTCCAATTAAATAAATAGGAACTTTCTCCTCTTGTTGATGTGCTCTTACTAATATTGAAACCGTATGTGAACGTGAGCATAAATTTCTAATTGAACGAGATGGTTCTATTTTAACATATGATTTTAATCCATCAAAATATCCATACTTTTGGTTGGTTATATCCGGTAAATAATGTTGTTCTGCATTACCGGTCAATACACATCTCCAAAAAAGGTCATCATCTTCCATACCCCAATCCCAATAATCGTTTGAGTAACCATTTGTTGCTCCAACTTGTTCTTTTGTAAACAATACTGCACCACCAAAATACTCCTCATATTTAAGGTTATAATCTGTTTGAGATATTCTTACTGCTAAATGCTTAGGGTTCTCAGGATTGAACGTATAATCACAAGAACTATCCTCTGGTACCATATCTATATCATGCCATACAATATAATCACATCCATCATCAAATGCGTGTTTCGCTGCAATGTTTTTCATCTTACCTCTATTGAATAACTTATCATCACATTGATGCGCAAAATATATTTTATGTTCAATACCTTGTTCTTCTAAGAATTTATGAACTCTAGGTGAAAACTCTTTTAAATGAGCTTCTCTATTTCTATATGGTACACATACTCCTAACTTCATAGTTTAACTGAAATTTTTATTGCTTTTTCTGAAAGTTTGTTACTTTCTATTTCTTTATATATGCAGGTGTTTAATCCATCTATTGATAAATCTACTATATTACCTTTCATTTCGTTGTAAAATCTTTCTTGATTTTTTCTTGTTTCTGAATGTACCCAATTATTCCCAATTGTTGAATTTGAACTATGTTTTAATGTTTTAAATTTTCCTTCTCGTCTAATTGGAACTATAATTTCTGTTTCAAATTTATCTACCAATATGTTATCTTCACAATTGTAAATAAATCCATTATTTTTATTGCCACTTAAATCTTGTATAATATCACCTTTAAAATTTTTAAAATCATAATAACATTTTAAGTATTTTGATTTATCATATTTTCTATAATCATTAATTATAGATTTGTATAATGAATTTTCATATACTTCTTTTATGTTATCTAATTCTAATACAATATTCCAAATAGCAAACTCAGCAATTAATCCTTTAAAATAAAATTGTTTAGCATCTAATGTTGGATTACCTACCCCAATATAAAAATAATCATTATCATATTCATATATTTGTTCTTTTAATTCTTTGGTATCGATTAGTTCACCATTCATATAAAAAGAAAATATATCATCTTCTTTTGTAATTACTAAGTGTGACCATACTTCACCAATGATATCACTTTGAATAGATGTTGAAATATCATCTTTAGTCCAAATCTCACCTTTGTATCGTTTGAATGATGTGTATGATATACCTGTGTTTCTACCTGGTATTGAAGTAATCTGATATTCATCAAACTGCTCTTTTAATGAAGTTTTACTATCTTCTGGTTTTACTTTAATTGATATTGTAAAATCACCATTAAAAATAGATGCTAGATTTTTGTAAGGAATTTTAATGTAAGATTCTTTACCATCAAATTTAAAATAATTTATTAAATAGTTTTTATCAGGTATACCTACTGAAATTTTATCCAATGGTATGTTTCTCTGAATACATCTATATAATAAATCATCATCTTCAAATCCCCATCCCCAATACTCATTAGAATATCCATTTACTAATTTGTAATCATGCACATTAAATAACGTAACACCACCAAAGTAATCAATGAATGGTATATCTTTATTAATTTTAGATACTAAATGAATTGGTGTATCCGGATAAGAATAATCTACTCCCTTTAAAGGTAACATATCTACATCGTGTAATGCAAAATAATCAAACCCTTCTTTAATTGCAATCCTAGCTCCTACGTTTAAAAGTTTACCTCTATTAAAAGGCTTATCATCACTCTGTTCAATGACAAAGATTTTATAATCGTAATCCTTTAAATACTCTTGCATATAAGGAACGAATACTTCTAAATGAGATTTTCTGTCTCTATATGGAACTATTATTGCTAATTTTTTCATTAAGCTTCTCTTTCGGACTCTTTATCTGGTCTTGTAGATGTTCCAACTGCTTTGGTTTTAGCAATATTGTAAAACTCATTCAAATACCATTCTAATCTTGTAGACCATCCTTTGGTATCTAAATCGTATAACCAATCACTAATGTCTTGTGTAGAGTGTGCAATACTTTCTAATGCTTTTACACCTCTTTCTTCGGTTGTTAATTCTTTTTTCTCTGCCATTTTATTTGTTTTTTAATAATTTAATAATTTAGTTATAACTTCTGCAAATGCTTTATTTTCATGTCCATCTTCCCAAACTTTATCTTTAATTTGTTTTAATTTTTCTCTTTCTATTACAAATTTATCATATTGAATTACATAATCAAATGTATTAGAACCATCTTTATGATACATCTTCATTAATCCCTCAATATTTAAAATCAATTTAGGTAGAAAAAATCCAAAGTCTCCTTTTGTTTCTTTCATCACTTCTAATTCCTGTGCAATTGCTTCTAATTTTTTTACAAATGCCTCATTTTTTAATAACTTGTTTATCATAAAATTATTTTTAACCATTCGGTTTGTTTATCAAATGTTTCTTGTTTAATTAATTTAAATTTTAAATTATTTAATCCTATCTTAGTAGTAGAAAACTTTTCAGTTAATATATCATTAAAAAATATTAATCCATTTTCAATAATATCAGGATCAAATGATTTAAATCGATTAACAATATCGGTATCATTCTCATGTGGTAATGATTGAAAGTTTGCTTCAATTCTTTTTGGTAATTTTATTTTAGAAGTTTTTATTATTTCATCGTTTAAAAGATATTCTGAATAATTACTACCATGTGTGTTATACAATGTAGAATGATTGTGATGCTTACTACCATCCATTACAAAGTTTTTATAAAAATTATTAAACTGATATTTTAACGTTGGTTCAAATTGTGTTTGTAACTTTCTATTATTAATCAATCCATTTAAATATAAATTTTTGATTTCCGAATCACTTAGTGTATAATCAAACATATAAAGATTAGCCAATTTACCTCTAAACATATTTTTACCATGTGAACCACATCCAATATAAATTTTATCTTTTGTATAATCCCACAATGGTAATTCAAATTGTGTTAGTGTATCTACTTTTTTATTTTCTTCAAACGTATCTACAATCAATCTTAATTTATTTGAATCAAAATCAACATTACATACAATATGATGCCATTGATTTGGTTTTAATTTTCTATAATTAAAATAATATTTATTATCTTTTCCCCAAAAATTAAATCGTAATGTGTTGTCTGGTTGAATTGAAATACCACTATTGAATCCAGGAAATGAAACTACATATTGTTCCTCTTTAACAAAATCATCAAAGTTAATCCAAGCTGATATTGTAAATGAATCGGTTGTAATTCCTTTTAAGAATTTATTTGGTAATACTTCCATTTGAGTTTCACCATCAAATTTTAAATACGATACTTTTTCTTTTTTAATTGAATCTGTAATTCTTAGTCTATCTATTTCATATTCAGTATCTACTCTTGGGTAAATGTATTCTGAATCTAATTTAACACCGGCTTTTTCCATTCTAAATAATAAATCTAAATCAGCATATCCCCATCCATAATATTCATTTGAATATCCATTTACTAAAATAAAATCTTCTTTTGGAATTATTAATACACCACCTAAATATTGTAAATAAGGTAACGTATTTTCATGTACTTGCACTCGCGTTGCTAAATGTGTTGGATATTGTTTATAAGAATAATCGGCCTTATCGGATGATGGTAACATATCAACATCGTGAAAACAAAAATAATCATATTCATCTTTTAGTAAATGAAATGCCGAATTACATAACTTACCATAATTAAAGGGTTTATCATCCGATTGTTCAATTACAAATATTTTATAATCAATATTTTTATCTTTTAAAAACGATTGTATATGTGGCAAGAAAATATCGAGATGTTCTCTCCTATCTCTATATGGTACTACAATTGCTAATTTATGATTACTCATATCTAAATGTAACAAATTTTATTTATAAAACCAAATTAAACTGACTGAATTATTTTGAAGATTATCCGCCATAAACTATAACCCAATACACCCGCATCTTCAATCATAAATCTCTCATCATAAATATCAATTTTAAAATTATTTGATTTTAATGCATCATACATTATTTGATATTCTTTTGAATAGGCGTAATCTTTTTTGATATCTGCCACTGCTTTAATTCGTTCTACACAAGTTGAATCCCATTTAAAATGATGAACTTGTACATTGTATTCATTTGTTGGTGCTATTAATGGATGATTCCAACCTTGCCATTTCCAAGTTGTTTGTCCATCTATTATTGCATAGTGTTGACCTGGTGTAATTTCTACCCATCCTTTCATTATACACATTTTATTTGGACATGCATTACTCAATGGATAACGAAAGCATCCTGCTAATGGAAATTGTTCAAATATATTTATATCTTCTTTTAATTCTGGAAATTCACCATCCCTACCAATTCTGTCAACAAATCCACCTCTAACCATTACCCATCCATTCGATTCACATTCATCTATAATTGTATTTAAATCTTTTGAATATACATGAAACTCGTCATCATCTGATACTATCCACCAATCATCAGGATACATCATTTTTATTTCATTATACAATTTAGTTACATATTCCCAATTGAATTTTTCTTTATAAACTCTCTTTACTATTTTTGCCGTTGGAAATTGTGAAACAATATCATTTACTGCTTCGTATAAACTTTTTCCTTCCCATTCATATACCACCACATACATTTCATCTACTAAATCTTTATAGTGATTTAGCATATGTTTTAATGTTGATGTTCTACTACCTGTAACTGTAACTAATCTTTTCATTATTTTTTTCTTACTAATGTTAATCCTGTTGATGCCGGTTTGTTTTTTTGAATACCAAAGTTAAATAAATCAAACACTTGCCATTTATCTGTATCTATTTCTTTTGCCAATTGTATAGGTCCTTTCCAATCATCAAAATCACCCCTATCTTTAACCTCATTTGTCACTATGTATTTATCTGCATAATTAGGGTCAGTATCGTGAATTGATATAATACCATTTTCACTCATTAACTGAGAATATAAGTCAAAATCTTCTTTTACATTTTCATAACTATGTCCTGCATCAATATGCAAATAATCAATCTTAATATCATTTAATATAAAGAAATTATGAAACGCATTTGCAGTTGTATCGTTTATAATTCTTGGTGAAAACAATCTTCTAAAAAATGATTCTTCTTTTAACCAATTCACATTACCACCAATACCATTTGCTGCATCTACAATATATGTAGTACCAATATCACCCCAACTTTTATCATTATTACCTTCAAATATATTTTGAGAATGCAAATCCATTTTAGCCTGCGTCATAATTCTAGGTATAAATCCGCCACCACTACCTAAACATACACATACTTTTGCTCTCATATATTGAATCAACGAATAAATAATTAATCCATCACCCAAATGGTCATCCGTTGCACCATGTGACCAACGATATGGAACATTAATTAAAACCTGGTCTCCATACTCATCTATTTCTTGATTATTAGAAATAAATTCTTTTATGTAATCTTTATTTGTTATCATTTAATAATTTATTTTTATGATATAACTGAACATTTTTTAATGTATCTTCGTTTATTTTATAAAATGTGTTTGGCATTAATATTGGTTTTATTTTATCAATATACCAATGATAATATACAATTGAATTAAAATGTAAATCGTATTTTGAAATATAAGCTGAGTATAAATTATCTGAATCTTTGTTTAGATAGTTTTCTAACATTCCATCTAATTTAGAATCATTATTAGTTAAAAAATATTCTTTTATTTTATTTACTTCTAATTCAAAATTTATTTCCTTTAACCCATAGTGTTTGAATATATCCTGTTGAAAAAAGAAATTAAATGAAATATTTTTTTGTTTTATAAAATTTGCTAACTCATTTATATCATTTAATGTTTTTTTAATATATTCAAATTTGTTTAAAATTGGTTTATTTAAATCAAAATAATCATCTTGTAATTCTTTTGTTATCATTTTAGTTTTATCCATTGATAACATATTTCTAAAAAAATAAGTAAATTGAATTCCACAATATATTAAATCTGCATCTATTCCTTTTTGTAATAATTCTTCAATTTTAGTTTTTATTCTGTCTATTATATAATGATTTCCGGCCGAAGGTCTTCCTAAATAATAAAATTTATATTCTATATTATTTTCTCGATATTCATCTTCTAAAAAATGAAACCAATTACCATTATCCATATTAATAATTTGTTCTGGTGTTTTGGTTTTTTTTAATTCATTTGTATAATAACTAAATGAATCCCCCGCTACTATTATATGTTTCATTTATTTAAAATATTTGTAATTTCATATATCCATTCCTCTTTACTACTATATTGTTGTAATGCTTCTTTTAATTTAAAAAAGTTATATTGTCTTTCTAATTCAAAATCATTACACATTATTTCATACATCTTATTAAATTCCTCTTTTGTATTTGCTCTATATTTGTAATCTATTTTAGGTAACCAAAACTTATTTAGAATTGGAAGCTTACCATAATCAATTGCGTTAAATATAGAATAACCAAATGGTTCGTTTACATAACATCCGTGAAATACCGTAAAGTCTAAGTTAAAGAAATTTCTGTGGTTTTCCAAATTATATGGGTAGAATCTTACTTTTTTTAAATCTAAGTTTAATCCTTCTTTTAAATTTTCATATCCCATCCAATCGGTAATAGCATATCCTTTATGTTTATCTAAGAAATGAAAACACTTTCTTGTCTCACTTCTTGCCGCATATCCTATCTTATCCGTATTCCATCTATATTCTATATTATGATTAAACTCATAGTAATTTGATATCTGAATTGTTTTTTCTTTAAAATCTGTTTGTACTAATCCATTATTACAACCAATCCAAACTATTTGTTTACATTTTTCTAATACATCCTGTTCCCATTGTAAATCCATTGTAGTAGGTAAATAAACTCTATCTAATCCTAAATCTATATTGGTGTTTATAATTTCTTTTATATAAGCGTGACAAAATATTGTATGGAATTTATGTTTGTATTCCCACAATTCATCTCTACGATAATAGTTGTTGTGTAAAAAATGTATTCTTCTACAATTTCTTAAAAGTGGTGGTATTAATAGTGGTGTTTCTTTTGAAAATACAAATTGACAAGGAATAGATGTGGGGTTAAATCCATTTGGTTTTCTACCATCAATTAATAATATTATTGGGTATTTTAAATATGGTACAACATTCTCTAAAAAATTATTTACCCATATATCACTACCACCCATCGGAACATTACCTGCTCCAGTCGTAACTAATAAATCAAACATAACTTATTTATTTATAGGGTGTTTCACCTAATATTTCTACATCCCATAATGCTTTCACATCACTTAAATTAGTAATTGAACCTGAATCAATATTCGTTGCATCTCTTAGTGCTTGTTTTTTTGCACCAATTTCTGCTGCTAATGTTGTATTTCCTACTTCTAATGCTCTCATAAATTGTACATCCAAATCTTTAAAAATAATTTCTCTCTTTGTTCTAATTTGGGTTTTATGTACATCTAATGCTCTATTTACATTTATATTTAACATATTATTTAATTTGTAACCCAGTCAATAAAACCGGAAGCTTTAAGTGATTTTAAAATTTTTTCATTAGTACCATACCCATCTGGATTAGAAAAGTCCGGAGCATATGCATCATGAAACATACTATCATATTCTATACTTTCTACTATTAAAAATGGATACGCGTTTGGTGTCACCTCTCTTGCATCCTGTACGGCATCTAATTTATTATCAGATTTAGTGGTTATAAGACTTGTACATAATTCTGATATTGTGTCTGGATGCGTGTTTGGAAATATTGTTATATATGTTTTCATTGTATTTTAATTTAAATTACTATTATTATTGAATTATCATTATTGATACAAACCTATTATCCGGTGTTTCGACACCTAAATCCATAGTAAATCCTGTGTGGAATATATTACTTATACCTGCCTGTTGAAATTGTGTGGGGCCGTCATTGGTTCTATTTCCTATAAATACACTATATGTACCACCACCGGAGTATGCACCATATGAATCCATAATTGCTTCTGCAAATGTTACTTGAAATTTACCATAACTAATTCTAGTTATACTTTCAATATTATATGCGTAAGGCCACCAAGAATCTTCGTATACACTAAATCCGGTATTAGTATTTGGTTGAAACCATCCATATGCTCTAGTTAAATTAAATGACCGTGCATATCCACCAAAGAAAAATGAAGTAATAAAATTACCACCAGCTGCTCTATTTGCAAATGAATATTGTGCACTTCGGATATATTGTTTTTGTTTACCACTATGCCAATCATTTTTATCAGTTGCATTTAATACAACCAAAGTACCACCCATTATACCGGTAACTTCCGTATTTCCCTGGTCACCCAAATATTGTGGTGGAGAAGCACCATACAATGCAGGGTCATTATACATATACCAACCTGATGGCCTGATTTGTAAGTATCTATTTGTATCTTGTACAACCTGAAATCCTTGTTGGTTTATATTTGTTTTAGGCACATTGGAAATATATTGCACATTTGTTGCCGGCCAATATGCGTTAATTGTCAAATTTGCACCATAAGGAATATTATAAACTATATATTGTATTGTAAATCTAACAGCAACACCTGCGGTTAATAATTGGTTAGAGAAATATGCACCTGTTCCATCTCTGTCATATTGATTACCATATGTTCCAGGTGCAAAATACGGACGACCTGCAGGTGGAGTTGCATTAACATCTGCACCTTCTACCGGGCCTTCGATATATTCTCTACCTTCATCGTTTATTAAAGAATTACCCGCCATATCATATATGTATGCTCTTAATCCTTGATAACCACCACCAGTTCCACTACTTCCCAACCCAACATGCTTTGGAAACCAAGTTGTAAATTCATAGAATCCTGTAATAGTTGGTGTAAATACAACTTGTTGTGACCATTGTAATGAATATGTATTAGTTCCCGCATTGTACGTTACTGCAGTATTACCACCAGATGCTGCACCATTATTATAGTAACTTGTTTGTGCAGCTTGTGCCGGTACTACAATGTTTCCACTATCACTACCCGCTGAAGGACTTGGTAATGTTGCACTTGAATCTATTGTTACTTTATTTTGACCGGCTGAATCTTTTAATTCAATAAATCCAGTACTATATAAATAAGTTTGTGAATTTGATGAACGTAAATATCCATTACCAATTTCCCATCCTCCAATATTTCCAGATATAGTTGTTATATTTCCATTTACGGTTAGGGTATTATTTGCTGCATTAAAATTTAATTTGTTACTTAATGAAAAATAACCACCATCATTTATATAGAATCCAGTATCTGCATTATACCAATTTCCTGCTCCTGAATATATTGCTTTGTTTAATCCACTAATTGTTAATGCACTAGTACCACCAACCTTTACTGTATTTGAAAAATACCCATCGGCTCCTGCTATAATAGGAGATACGATACTTTGTCCTGAAATTAATGTTCCCCCGCTATAAGAACCATTTGCTATATTATCTGCAATTGTTTTTGCATTTGTGTATGCTGTATTTGCTGATAAATATGCTGAATGCGAAGCGTTACTATATGCTCCTGCTGCCATTATAAATGCACTTGATGATGCATTTGTGTATGCACCACCTGCTATTGTAAATGCGGAGGCGGATGCATTTGTGTATGCACCACCTGCCATTGTAAATGCGGAGGCGGATGCATTTGATTGTGCTGTATTTGCAGAATTAGTTGCCATTGTAAAAGCAGAGGCAGATGTTGCTGCATCACCACCGGTAACGTTAATAATACCATTTATAGTTAATACACCATTTGCCCAAGTTAAAGCATTGGTTCCAGGTCCACTTAAATAAAAGTTACCATTGTTAGCCATATAGGTTTTCCAATCAGTTCCATTGTAATATCCTAAATAAGATGAGCCTAAATATAACCCCGATGTACTACCTACCAAAACAACAGGTGGTCTATTTATTAAACCAGTTGTAGAGGTAAATATATTTGGTGCTAAAGAATTACTAACATTATTTGCTGCATTTGAACCCGAAGTTACTGCGTTTGCAGCTGCCGTTGCAACACTACTTGTTGTTGCAGCATTTCCACCTTGAATATTAATTACACCTTGAACTTGTAATGTTCCTAATGAACTATTCCAAGCTAAAAAATTATTGTTTGAACCAGTAAGATAGAAATCACCCTGATTATCCATATATGTTTTCCAACTACTTCCACTATAAAATCCTAAATAAGTTGAACCTAAATATAATCCATTTATTGTGGATGATGTTGTTGGTGTTTTATTTAATTTACCATTTTCATCTGTAAAAATAAATTTCTCTAAATATGCGGATGCTGAATAAACTGTAAAAGATGAATTAGATACTGAACTACTAATATTTGATAAGGATGCACTTAATGATGAGGATAAAGTTGATAATGATGTACTTACTGATGAACTTAAATTAACTACACTTCCACTTACTACATTGATAGAACTACTCAATGAACCACTTACTAAATTTATAGATGTGCTCACCGAACCACTTAATGTAGATACCGATGCACTTGTAAATAATGATGCCGTAAATGTTGATTGAGAAATACTACTACTTAAAGATGCACTTGTTGCGGCAATACTGCTACTTACACTTTGTGATGTTGATGAAATACTACTACTAACTGATTGTGATAATGCAGTTAATGCCGCGTTTGATGATGATGCTGAACCACTAATCAACGCCTGTGTTAAACTATTGCCCCCATTAAATGTTGCACTTTGTGTTACTGCAACTGGAACATAATTATTGTTTATATCATAAAATTCAAACTTAAAATTAAAAATATCATTACCTAATATAGTTGGCATTGATGTAATAAAACTAATTTCGTTTGGGGAGAATGCGGTATCTTGTGAAAGGTTTAACGATATATTTCCAACATGCCATTGGTTTGTTCCAGATGATTGTGATAAGTATAAACTTGCAGTTGGTTCATCCTTTGGTATTTTAAATGCAGTTATAGTTGTTTCAAAGTTTTTAGTTGGAATTGAACCACTAAATGTTGTAATTGGAATTTCACCATTTTGAGTACCACTTATATACGCTACTAAATTTGTTGCACTTGAACCTGTATAAAATACATCTAATTGTAATTCATATGTATTTGAACTAAGTAAATTTAATGATGATGTAAAACTGAATTTACCACTACCACTTAATTGTAAACCATTTTCAACATTGGTTGTATCTAATACGGCGTACAATGAACTTGTATTCCAAACTTTACTTAAAGTATCAGGACCAAATGTTCCTGCATTTCCAACTACACTCCCACTTAATTCATATGTAGTTAAAAGATTTTTAGCTTCTATTGAAATATCTTGTATTAAATCATAATCCGATATATCACCTTCGGATGTTCTATATACTTTAACTCTAGCTACATCTCCGGCGAATGTATCTAATTGATTTACAGTTATACTTGCAAATGATTGTGTTACTAACGATGCTACTTTACTACCACTTACAATTGAATATAATGGTTGTAATAATTCTGTAATTGTAACTACCGGTCTTTTTTTAAATCTTACTCTTGTAGTGTTGGATAATGCTGGATTAATATTAACTCTACCCTGCCACTTTACATTATATTTGTTTTGCCAATCAATTGGAACATTTACATTTTTAGTATTAAGTTCACCTAAAATTGTAATTGTTGCCGGTCCAAATGCGGTTTCGGTTGGATAAACATATACTGCTACTACTTTAGAATTACCTTCATAGTATTCGTTTGGACTACCATCTGAAAATTCATGATAAACAATATTGCCAGCTGCATCTCTAATTTGAATTTTTATTTCTGAATTCGCTTCTAATAAATCAGAACCTGCTATTAGGAATGCGTTTTTACCTCCTGAAAAAGAATCGGAGAGTTCACTTATATTAAAGTATTCTGAATTTATTGAAGTATCTGTAATTAGTGTCTGTACTAATTCTAATTTTTCTTCGGGTGCAACTTTTATATCAACGGCCATTTATAGAATGTATTTCTTATAAATATTCCATTTATTTATTATTATATATAAATGAAGTTAAAATAGCAAATCGTTTAAAGTTATCATCTAACACTTCGGTTACTTCGTGTTTTGGATTTGCGGTTGTAAAATCTAATACTGCCAATGCACCAAACTCTGGTTTTACTACAACATTACCATTTATAACTAATTCACCACCATACCCATCCTTATAATCTTCATTTAAATAAAGTAAAATATTACATATTTTATTTTTACTAATACCATCTTGATGTTGATTTATATAACATTGTTTATTATACATAGTATAAGATAAATGACAATTTTCTAAATCGTATAAATCAGCAGGATAACATTCTTGTATTAAACTTCTAAAAACTTCATCTTTAATAAATTCTACTTCATCTCTATCTAAAAATTTATATAAATTATGATTAGAATACCAGAATTGCCATTTCTTTAATGGTGCATATTCTTTTTTTAATTCCTCTAATACTTCAAAATCGGTATCATGTGTGTAACCCGTTTCACCACAAGACGTATGTGTTGCATCTCTAAATTCTATATCTTTTATTTTACTAAAAATTTGTTTTAGTTTTTCAGTTATAGTAGGATTTATTGTTGTTGTATAATATCCTTTACTTGTTAATTGATTGTGTATTTTTTCATTCATAGAAATAAATATCTATTTATATTGAATTTGAGAAAATCCATCTACTTTTTTAATCTCAACCAATGTATCTACAATATCTCGCATTGCATCCAAGTGAGAAATGATATTAATGAAATCGAATTGTGTTTTAAGGTAATCAAACATCATAAATATAGATTGTAAATTGTCACTATCTAATGTACCAAATCCTTCATCAATAACTAAAAAGTTTGGACGAGGTAAATTACATACATTAATAAGTGCAACTCTAATTGCTAATCCACTTACGAATTTTTCCATACCACTACACATCTCTAATGGCCAATGTTGGTCCTCATAAACAATCCTAGCGTTCACATTCTTGCCACTCATATCAAATACGATACCAAACTCTACAATTTGCTGTAAGATGTTATTAACCTCACCTTCTATCACCGGTAAAGCCTTTGCAATCAATTCATATGAAACACCATCTCTCTTAACTGCATCTAAGTAGTATTCGTAGATTTGGAACTTTTCTTCTAAATCTTTTGCTTCTGTCATCTTATCGGTAACTGATGTAATATAAGATTGTGTTTGAACTATCTGTCCATTCATATCTAATAATCGTGCAGCTATCTCTCTTAGGTCTTTACTAACTCCCGCTAACTCTTGTTTCTTAATATCAATTTGTTCCTCTAATGAATCATTGTTTTGAATAGTAGTTTCGTTAGCGTGGTATCTTTCAATATCTAATTCTACTGCTGTTAATTGTGCTTCATACAATTCTTTTTGAGTAATCAATCCACTTAATTCTAAGTATGTAGTTTTATGAAGGGCTTTACCTTTTTCCAATTTAGATTTGTAATCTTCAAATTGAGAATATTGTTCATCAATACCTTCCCAAGAATCTAAAGTTTGTTGAATACCAGTTGCATCAATTGTTGCTTGTTTAAGTGCTTCTTTCAATTGAGGTAATAACTCTTTTACTCTCATTGCATCTTTTACAAAAGTATTATCACAACAAAACTTACAATTAGGGTCATATTCATGATTATCCAAATGTTTTATCGTTTCTTCTGCGGAACTTAGGTGTACTTTTGCAATATCATAAATTTTCGTAGCTTCAATTAAATCCTTTTGTTGTTGTTGATAGTTGGAATATACAACATCTATATCAATACCATTAAATTGTTTTTTACTATCAATTGCAATTGTCAACTCAGCCATTACATCCATTATCTTACCAATACTTAAAGATTTGGTTTGTATAGTTGCATCGGAGCCTGTGATTTGGGATTGTAAAGTTGATTGTTTACTTTCTAATTCAGTAATATCTAAGTTACCATCAATAGGAACTAATTGAGCTGATAGATTAGTTATTTCTTCATTCAAATCATCTTGTCTATCTTCGTAACCTTCTTTCTCAATTTCAAATTCCTCATACTCATCCTTTAAGGTTTCTAATTTATTTTCAGCAATTGCTAATTCAGATGTAAAATCAGTTCTCTTAAAGTTTCTTAATAAGACCTGAACTTCTTTAATATCTTCACTTGCTAAATCATATAACTTATCAAATACATTAATACCCATAAACTGAGCTAATAAATCCTTTCTTTCTGATTGTGATTTATCAATGAATAAAGAATTGTTTCCTTGTAAAGATAATGCAGTTAATACAAAATCCTCATACTTTCCTAAATAAGATTCAATTACTTTATCCGTTCCTCTACGTTCATCACCATTTAAGTTTACAATTTCGCCACCCTCTATTTTCCAAAAGTTTACATCACATTTAACCGCATCACCTTTCTTTGTAGTTTTAGCAGTTCTCTCAATAAAAAATCTCTCATCATTAATATCAAACTCTAACTTACAACTAAATGATGTTTTACGATTGTTTAGAATGTTAGCTGCCTTAAATGCTCTACTACTTTTATCAAATATACAAAATGAAAGAGCATCAAATAAAGAGGACTTACCACTAGCGTTTGGAGCGAACACCCCCATTAACCCTTTCATATTCTCAAAGTTAACGATATTATCCTCACCATAAGAGAACATATTATCAAACTCAAAACGAATTGGTTTCCAAGCTATGTTCTTAACTAAATCATCATCGTTTAATCGTTTGTTTAGTTTATTGTTCAAATCCTCAATCTTACCTAATGTTTCATTATCCAACATATAGTTTCTACCTAAGTAATCTTTAATAAGACCGGCTTGGTATTGAGGGTCATTCACATTACCTACGTTTAATTTACCATCTTTGGTACCCGTCCTTAAACGAGCCAAAGTGTCGGTACGAGTAATAGTGAACTCATCTACTTTATATTTCTTTTTAATCTCCGTAGTAACTCTCTTAATATCTGCTGCATCGGTTTTAGATACGAACACTCTAAGACGAGGTTTCATTGGCATATCGGTTACATCTGGCACAACACCATTCTCAACGTGCAAAGTATAATAACCATAATCATTCTGAACATCTACATATTCAACTGATAAATCATCAACATTCCAAATAGCATAACCATGCTTGTCTAATGCTTCACCATGATTCTGTTGTATTAAAGAACCTGGATAAACTACTTTACATCCTTCAGGAGAAATCATAGTTTGTCTTCTATGTATATCCCCTAATAAAGCTAAATCATATCCATCAAACATTTCTGATGTAAAATGACGAGAGGAAATTGTATAACCAACATCCGTAGTTGCATCTAATACCGGTCCATGAAACAATGCAATATTTTTAGTATCTGATGTTAATGGTTTAAATATCCAATTCTCTTTATCATCAAAAATGGAGAATGTATCAAATCTTACACCCCCATAGGTATAACTTTGAGTATTTCTTAAATAAGTTAAATTAGGTAAATCTAATGCTTCTACAATTGGAGTTAATACATCCAATCTACCAGCATTGTTTAAGTTACAATCGTGGTTTCCAGCGATTAATATGGTAGGACATAATTCACAGCACTTCTTAAGAAAATAATTTATTTCGTTAAGAAGCTCCGGTGACATTTCTAATTTTGCGTGTGCTAAGTCTCCCGCTAAATAAATAAGAGAGTCATCGACTCCCTTAGATTTAATATCATTAAATAATCTGTCAAATACCTCTCTATATTCCTGGTGTCTTTTTAGATTTCTAATGTGAATGTCTGCAATGTGATAAATCCTTTTTAATTTATTCATTTATATTTTATTTGATAAATTCTATTTTAATATACTACTACTGAAATTAGATAGTTTTTCTCTTAATACTGTTTCCCAACTTAAAGTTACGGAATTTTTCTGATATTTCAAAATATTTTGGAAGGTATTTTCACCGGCATCTTTACTATCTAACTTAATGTTCCTCACCGACTTTACATATGGTTTTATTTTATTATATAATACCATTGCATCCTCTTGTGCATCACTATCCAAACAAATGTAGATATCAGGATTGGTATTTTTAATAGCCCCCATTAATGTTTTTTGTACAAATTTACCTAATAACGGGATAGAATTTCTTTTTAAAGCAATTGCATCAAATACACCTTCACATAAAGTAATAGGTTGTTTCCAATCAATTTGATTAAAAAATACTATAACATCCTTAGATACAGGTGGATTTTTATATTTTTGTTTCTCTTCTGCAAAGATACTTCTTGCTATAAAATAATTTAATTGATTTCTACTATCATATGAAGGAACGATAATTCTACCACCATATAATCCTGTTGGACAAAATCCTATGTTATATTTAATGATATGTTTTTTAGTAATACCTCTTTGTTTAAGATATGATATTGCATTTCTTTCTAATGGATTTGTAATACTATTTGATAATTCTAATGCAGATTTAAATTCAGATGGTAAAAATAATTGTGATGTGTTTTCATCATCTTCTTCTGCAATTTCTGCTGTTATTTTATCTAACAATTCTTTTATAGAACCACCCCAATCATCTTTTAATTTTTTTCTAACTTCTTCACTCATTCCACATCTACCAATCAAATCACTTAAGTCAAAATCACTCATTCCAATTCTCTTACCTAAGTACATAAGATTACCACCTGCATTACAAGTCCAACAATGAAACTTAAAAGTCTTATCATTTATTTGTAGTTTAGGTTTGTGGTGATGACAGAAAGGACAATGGTATGCATACTCATTTTTCTTTAGAGGTTTGCTTGGTCCTATGTATTTATCAAAAAGTTGTATTATCTCCATATACCAAAGATATGGAAAATAGTCCGAATTACCAAATTATTCTGAGAACCATTCTTCTGGTATCAGCTTATCGGCATACTTAAATCCATACTTGTCACACCAATCGGAGTAAGTTGTTTTGGATTTTTTGTTAATTTTGTTCTTTGAATTGGTAAATACAAAACGAATATCTATGGTAGGATTTTGTTCTTTAACTAATAGATGTTTCTTTCTATCGGCTAATACAAACCTACCTTTCGTTTCTACCCTAATGTTATTGGGTAATTTAAAATCCGGACTATATGTGTGAGGTGAGGAAGGTATAATATAATTAACCTTTTCAGTTTCGTATTCTACTTTAATTCCTTTACTCTCTATTTGTTGGGAAACGGTATCTTCTAATCCACTCTTATAACCATTCTTCTTTGCTACCCAACCCTTTTTTGTAACTTTTTTTGTCATTATTATTTTCTAGGTGTAACCGCTTCATAGTTTTTCTTAGGAGTATATGGTGCGGTTACATTACCATTTAAATTTTTTTTCTCTAAAGCCTTTTCACTTAAATCAAATTCAGATATACCACCTAATTGTTGCTTTGGAGTAAATCCCGATGTTTTAGCATTACTATCAACTTTTGCTGCGATGCCACTTTTATTGTATGTGTCTATTATTGCCATTGTGTTTTGTTTTATATAAATATACGTTAAGTATCAAATCGAATCAAAAAGTTTACAGGAAGGTCTGGAGTTGATTTAATAGGGGTTGCTAATTTAGCTACTGCTACCATATCCATATTATCATCATATAAACCAATAGTTGTAATGTAAGGTGCAATAAAAGAACCAGTAGGGTCCATTGATGAACTATATTCGTATGCATTAAAAGAAGGTAATTGATAATTATCACTATATGTAGTTTTTTTAATTCCTTCGAATGTAGTTGATATAGAACCTGTTATAACATTAGTTGCAATCGTAGCGGTTGGATTAGTTGATACATTAAATTCATCCTCGCCAACAATCAACAATACTTCGTTTTCATAAATAGTAGTAGTTGATTTGTATGAACCGCTAAACGTACTTAATGAATTGTATCTTACTCCACCTAATTGTGTTAATTTTGTTATAACAATTAAACCATGTGAATAAAATACATTACCAATAGTAGGTACATCAAATGTTTTCTTTTTAAATACACCTAAAAAACTAATAGTACCCGCTTCTACATCTATTGTTAATAAATAAAAAGCAGCTTCATCATCTACAAATAATGTATTAGTTTCAATATCTAACGATAATATTGTACTTTGAATTTCATTATTATTTGCATCGTAAAATATAAATTCACCCGTTTCAATATTGATTAATTTAAAATTATATGAACTATAATTTGATATTAAATTACCATGACCATCATCAAAAATAGTTTCATTTAATTCGTTATCATAAATGTTTATTGAAAATGGTTTTATTTGTTCGCCATATTTTATTTGCGGTATTGCTATAACTCTTGCTCTATCTACTAATAATCTTTGTTTAGCATTATCTATTGTAGTTGTAGTTGGTTTTATATCACCATAAGATGTAAATGGATTATTAGGGTCTCTATAATACATTGTATATAGTTGATGATATAATCCCTTTTCATTTAATTCAGTAGATGTTAATAAATCAGCACTTGCCGTATAATTTTCTCCACTCAAAGTTGTTACATAATCAATTGAAGTTGAATCACTGGTAACATCCCAATTTTTATAAGCCTTAAAAGGTCTTAAATTAATATCTGATTTAGGTATTTGTTTTAACATATCTTATATAAATATCTTATTAAACAAAAACCCAACTTTTTAGGGTTGGGTTCTTAATTATGTGTTTGGTTTTTGTCCTACGATACTCCCAAACAAATATTTTATTAGAAATCTAACTTAACCTTTAATAGTAATTCTTTACTAAAAGATTTAGCGATTGGTTGAGATGTTTTAGCTACTGCTATTAATTCATTTGAATCATTATATAAACCAACCGTAGTAGGATATACATAAGGTTCTGCTTTGAAAGTAGGATTGGCCATTGAACCCGTTGCATCTACAAATGTAGGGTTATTAGAAAAATTAAATTCTCTATTGTTAACTCTTACAAAGTAGTGTGCCGTTGATACGTTTTCAATTCTTCTTGCTTCAAAATTTGCACCACCACTAATTGCATTAAAAAACTTATGTGAATCATATGAATCCACTCCTGTTCCAGATGGAGTAATGGTTTGTGCACCCAATGTAGCCGCCAATGCGGTTGGGTTGAATACTAAAATACCATAATCAGGATAGAATTTACCAAATCCTTGTTGATTAGATGCGGTGTATGTGTTTATAACCGAATCAATATTTTGTCCTAAATTTAATGTACCACTTACAATGTTGTACTCATTTGTACCTGCATTAGTAGTATTGAATTTTTCATTACTATTATCTATGAAAGTAAATGAACCACTAGTTCCCTTTAAAGTAATCTGCCAGTTTCCAGCATCCATTCTTTCTCTATAATTAGAACGAGCTACATTAATTACATATATTTCATCAGTTGCGTAACCATCCGGTGTACTAGATGAATAAAAATAAAAACTAGTTTCCGCCGTATCAGTTAATAAAGCTCTATATTGAAAATAAGTTGCTTTAGTTGCAAATGTAGTATTTGGATTATTTGTGTATGTTGCAGAACCACTACCATATTTATGTCCGTATGCTACTGAAAATTCAATAGAACTTGTAGCTGCCGATGCATATACATTATGATAGTAATTAGCCGTTGCTGAACCACTCATACCCGCAATAGATGTAGAAGAACCGGTAAAAAAAGTATTTAAACTTCCACTATCATCACTCCATAATCCAGTTGTTACGATTTCATTTTTAGCAGTTACAATATCAGTTGTATTGAATTTTTTGTATACTGAGTTTGTTGTTACTCCAGTTTCTGCTACTAATTGCTCACCTGTTGTAAGATAAGTATTAATAATAGTAGCCAATTGATTTGTATCAATAACCCCATTAGCTGATTGCTTTTGTTGGTTAAGATATGTTGCTAAATCATTGGTTAATTGTGTTCCGGTATTTGTACCTAAAGTTGCCATATTCTTTTATTATATTTTTATGCTATTGTATAAGTAACTGTTACAGGTATAGTTACACTACCACCAGTTTCGTTACCAAATATAGTCAATGTTGTTGTTAATGTTGAAGTCAATGAACTATTAGGAATAAATGTAAATGTTAATCCTTTTACAACTTCTGCAGTTGCAGTTACACTATTACTGAAAGTATTTGTTGTTGTAGTTACATTTGTTAAACCTGCTCCTACAATACTACCCGCATTTTTATTACCTAAAACCGCCGTATACCCACCATTCATATTTCCTGCTGGAGATGTTGAAGGATTAATTGGATATTGTCCTCCGGTTGTTTTAGCTGCAATACCAGTAACATTTAAAGATACTTGTGGTATTCTTGTTGTGTTTTTTGGTAAAGTTACTAATTTATATTTCAACGCCTGAGTTTCATCAGGAGATGCTTCTAATACCGGTGTTTTCAAAATTGCATTATCATAATATGCAGAACCTTTTGGATGTGCTGCATCATATAATAGGTAATCAATTTCATCATCACCCAATGCAAATTGACTAATTGCTAAAGGTTGTCCAGCTGCTAATTTCTCTCTACCTTTTTTGGTAAGGATAGCATCTACTGTAATTGTTGTGTTATCTAAGTATGCCATAGTTTGTTTATTATTCTTTTATAAATATATAAAATATTTTTTTGTTACATTATTTTTAATCTACTTCTAAGATTGGTTCGTTATTACTTCTACCTTGTGCCGTTACTCTTAATGTAGTTGGGTTAGTTACAAATGATTCAACCGCTTCTTTACCATCAATTGTAGTGTTTATTGTTTGCTTAGAACCTCTATAAAACAAATTCTGAGTTCCGGTATGTTTCTCTCCTTTATAAATATAATGAGATGGTAAATATCCACTAGCGGTTTGTATTGCAATAATATTTCCACCAATTGTTAATCCTACACTTGTATTAAAATCTTGTACTATTAGTTCTTGTGAATATGATGAGGTTACAACATTAGCTTCACTACCACTTACACCATTTTGATTTAATTGTGTAAGAATAGTATTTTGTTTTGTTACTATAAATGCTCTTACACCCTTTGATTTAAATGTGCCATTTTCTTCATAATGATATTTACCATATCCATTATTAAAATAAGTATTATATCCATAATTAATATAGTTATCATCCATTCCGATAATTTGACCAGCGTTTATTAAATCAAGTTCAGTTGTTATTGTTGCTTCATTTCTTCTATAATCAATCTCAGCTTCATATGTAATGTATTGACCGGTTGCTATATCTAATATAATATTATCAATATTTGCATCATATGTATCATACTCACCTTTAAAATTATAAACATTTGATGCCGTTAAAAATACATCATATCCTAAATTTATACCACTAATATTTTCTAAAGAACCAGATAAACTTAAATCCGTATTTAACACATCAAACGTACTACTTACTTCTGTTATTGTAGTATCAGTAATTGTTCCTTCATGTTGTTCATTAATTGCCGTTGGTTTATTTCTTTTAACTTTACTTCTTTCTAAAAAGTGCGGTGCTATTAATAATCCTTCTGTTACCTTTGCTCTTGCCGGCAGCATTTCTTTAAGATTAACAAAGAATGATTTATCAAAGAATTTAATTAATTTAATAAAATCATAAATGTTTCTATTAGATACTCTTTCAAAATAATATTCTCTAAGTGTATCTAATTTTTTATATGTGTTTTTATAATCATCTGAAGGGTCACCAATATAATCATCCAAACTTCCACCACCTAATGATTTTGCAATATCTAAATCTAAATCTTTATTAGGTGAGAAAAATATACCAACTCTATTTGAATCCATTTTAGCGGTATCAAATGCTTTTTTAGTTGCTCTTTTAACAGGAGATAAATCAACACCAACACTTCCGGTTATTTTTTCACCTGCTAATGTGTATTGTGATTCAAATCTAATTTTATCATTTGATAATCTATTAGCACCTGTATTTGGTAGAGTAATTGTTACATCTTTATCAATGTATTTGTAGTTCCAATGTTGTGAAGAACTACTATTATATTGTGATGCGGTATCAAATCCACTTGCACTTACATCGTTCATATAAGTTGCAATAGGTGCTACGTTTTTAATTTTAGAAATTTCAGAACCAGATGGATATAAAGAGTGTGGATTTTCAAAATCTAATCTTAATAATAAATCTTCGGTAGAACTTTTCATTGTATTTCCTACAATAACCTCACTACCTAATACATGTATATCAAATATAGAAGAACTTAATGCAGTTTTCCATATTCTAACTTCATCCATTTCTCCATTAAAATTACCAAATACAATTTGAGAACCACTATTCCATGCCAATGTACCACTACCTGTTACACTACCTTGTTTTACTATTCTATCTTTTTCTGCATTTCCATAATAAGCCGTATATGCACCATTTTGATTATTTACTAATATAGAATGAAAATTACCATCAAAGAATGAATATGCAGATGATGATAAAATTGTTGTTCCATTCACTTTTAATTGTAAACTACCAATTTGATTAGTTGTGTTTGCTCCACCACTTATAAATAATTTAAATCCACTGCCACTTACTAAATCTACCGATGATGAATATGTTGGTTTAACTCTAAATTCAATTGCTTGCGGTGCTCCACTCCAACTAGACGTTAAATATGAACCGGTATTAAATACTAAGGTAGAACTTAATGTTTCATATGTAAAAGTAGAAGGTGCCGCATCATCTGCAACAGGTCCACCAAATTCCAGTATGGTTAACATTGATTGTGGAATACCATATGAACTCATCAATGCTTTTATACCACGTTTAGAACCTTTATGTTTTAATAAATAAGGTAAATTATTTGCAATTCTTCTCCAAATAGTTTTTGTATATTGTTCAGGTGTAATTGTATATCCATCGGCATCATTTAATACACTTTTACCATCTACAATACCAACACCGTCACCATTATAACCAAACAAATATCCCCATAAGTTTTTATTTGAATTTAAATTTTTAGCATTCCAACTAAATGATTCTAAATAGTTATAAAGTAATTCATCATTAATACCATATGAATTAGTTTCGGTAATCATCCTTTGGTCTGTCATACCTTTAATATAACTCCAAAGAATATCAAAGTGGTTACCCACCATATCTAAGAACAATAAGTAATCTGAATTGTTTTCATCTTCACTTATAAATTGTGGAATATTATTTTTTAAAGCATTAAGGTTCATATTATCATAAACCGATGCAGAATCCATAGTACCTAAATACCAATTAGTAAGTGTTGTATTTGGATTAGTAATATAAGTTGTACCATCATTACTAAATGCAGTTTCTCCACTTTCTAAATTAAATCTACCACCAGGAAATGATTGATATGAAGCACTATCTGCAGTGAATACCAATGAACTACTTACTAAGTTATTTTCCCAACCATCAAACCCACTAACTAATGTAGATAATTTTTCAGAATATTTTGTTACATCCTGTATTACATTAATACTTTGTGTTTGTTCGTTATATAGTACATCAGTTAAATAACCAATTCTATCCTCATAGTATTCTGCTAATTCTTTTTTATATTTAAAGTTTGCTAATCTTTCAACTGCACTACTATATTTTATAAAGTTAGAAAAATTAGAATAATCTATATTAATTCTATCTGTTTCTACAAAATTTTGTGAAAGTAATTTATCTACAATTTGTTGAGATGATTCACTACCACTTAATATTAAATCATCGTATGATTCGTATATTGTAGATTGACCCTTTACATAATCAACTTCTATATTAAAGTTTGGTGCTCTTAATGGTAATGCATTTGTTTCCGGTTTACTACTTACTACTACTCTTTGGATAATAGGCAAAGACATTAAACGAGATACCCATAATGTATCATTCTTGTTTATATTAGCAGGTAATGCTTCATATAATTTTAATACAATACTTTTACTTATTTCACCATCTGGAATACTATTACCTACACTATCTTTTTTGAATTTGGTAAATGTACTGTAATCTATATCCCAATTAGAAACTAATATTTCTTTGTCATCAATATCAAATGAAGCTAAGTGAGATAAATATTTTTGTTCGTTTCCTAATGATAAGTTTAAATTAACGGCAATTGCATCAAACAAACTAGTTTTTAAATCTTGGGTAGAAACATATATTTGTTCATCTTCAAAATTAATAGTAATTCTTTCTATTTCACCTTTAACATTTCCATTATACGGAATAATTAATAAATCTAATGGTGAATTAATTATTTTTCTATTTTTTAAATCTTTATAGTTTAAACTAATAAAATCTTTATTAGAAAACTTTCCTAACGCAGTATTAGCATCTTCTTTAGAATGATATACTAATACAGTAGTTGCTAAATTGGACTCAAATGTTACTTTAAAATTAACATCACCAAATGTATATGAGGGTATGTATACATCGGTAGGATAATCAATTTTATCAATTATCGGTGTATCAAATATTTTAGATAAGGTAACAATAACATATTCCACATTTCCATCGCCATATAAATTGGAACTTGGAACTAATGCTATTTTAAATGCACCCTCATTATTTAAAAAATCTTTCTTTAAATCTAAATCTATTTTTGTACGAAGTAAACCTGTCGCACTTACTGCTACATTATATTGTTTATACGGTGTAGTTACTTTAACAAAATCTGTATTTTTTAAATCAAAATCAATTGTAATTAATTTAGAATCGGTTGTAGATGCATATATTGATTCTAAAATACTTTGTTGTATTGTATTAGTAGTTAATTTTAATACTGGATAATCTGCATTATCTGGTTCTACTTCTACTAAGATTAAAATGTTTTTATTAAAAACCGATGCATCAATATTAAATACCGTATCATTTACAACATTGAAATCACCTAAATTTAAATCAGAATTTTCACTAAATTTGTCAGTATATTGCCATCTAATACTTTTAAATAAAAATTTATCAAATCCACTAAGTTCTATTTTAACAGGACCCGCTACCCCATTGGAATTTGCAAACCTTACTTCATTTTGTATTTTTGTATTAACTACTCCATTTGGTACATCGCTTGAGGTAACTTTAATATTTACTTCATTATTTAATATATCGTTTTTGTAATTTGAGATAAATTGAATAGCTTGTGTAATTGTATTTGTTACTACTTTTACCGCAACTTTATCTAAATCAAATTGTAAATCGGTGGTCAATGGTAATTCATAATCCGTACTACCTTGATAAACATTATCACCATTAAATTGTTGTATTTTAATACCAGGAATATTTACACTTTCTGTTTTTTCTACTAAACGTGTATTAATACCACCACTATTCCAGCCATCATAATACCCCATCCCCCCAAATCCTGAATTTCCACCCATCCCCCCAAACATAGAACTGCCGGCATTAAATCCAAAATTACCACCATAATCAGTTACCCATTCACTTGTACGAATATATTTTGGAATTACGGTCTTTACTAGTGCAGAATAATTTTTTGATTTAAAATTATCATTTACAATTGGTTTAATTAAAAGTGTATCGTTAATTGTATTTGAATCAATTAAAACAGTAGCACCTTCTTGATATACATTATTTTGTATATTGAATGTAATTTGATTTTTAAATTCACTTATATTGGATAAGTTTAATTTTATATCACTTCCGGGGGTTGATTTAGGCACAGGCACCGGCATTCCAACATCACCACCAAATCCACCACCACCACCAAATCCACCACCACCGAACGCACCTCCACCTGAAAGGCTACCATCATTCAATAACTCTCCCATTGGATTATATAAATAATCCCAGTTATCCACCGGCTTCATATATTGTCTATTGTGTCGTATTGCCATTATCTATAAATATCCTATTATTACTTTTATATTATTAATATTACTTTGGTCTTATTTTACCAAAAATCCCACGGTTTAGTGTAGTTGATGCATCAGCAAACGTACCACGCCCAAATAACCCACCAATACGTCTAGTTCTATTATTACCAGACTTAACCGGTTTCACCGTATCAGGGACAGGTTTTTCCACCGGTTGTATATCCGGTTCAACTCCTGCTTTTATAGAACCATCATCTTTTATCGGTGTATTTGGTGTAATTGTAATTGTTTTATCTAATCCTTTTAATTTATCGTTTTGTGTTAGATTAGAAGTAGCGGTAACCGTAGTTGTTATTAATGATTGCAATAATTGATTATCTACTTTGGTGTTTATTACATCTTTTATATCTTGTGGATAATCTACGAATGTAATATTTTTCATATTGTAATCAATAGAATCACTTAATCTATTTGTTAATAATTGTCCTACTTGTTGTACATTATAAAACTCATCTAAATCAATTGGTTGCGATGACAATTGTCCATAATTAGAATTACCCAAAATATATTCTTTACCTTCAAATTGGTTATATAAACTTTTTTTAAAATCTGTAAATATTTTTTCTTTAAATGCTTTATATTGTGAATCGTTTCCAAACTTAAAATCACGCTTAACTACATTTAACCAATTTTTACCATATTCTTTTATTAAATAGTTATCTATTAAATCACTTATTTGTAATTGTATTGAATCTATTTGTTTTTGTATTAAATCTAAATTTTCTCTTAATTCCAATGCATTGTCAATAAATGAATTGTATCTAGCTGTTATTTTATTATTTTGAACAACATCCGTAGTTATTAATGGTTGAATACGAATCTCCGTTCTACTTGGTGAAATTTCATGTATCCAAACTCTTTGTTTTTTATCATCCAATCCAATATAGTTTTTAACAAAATTAAATACTACATTAAATTCACCATTACCATATCCCGCATCATTCACCAATTTTTCAACATCAATATCAAATACTTTTTCTTGAGTTAATGGGTCTATATCACTCTTAAGATATTTTGTTAAATTATCTTTATGAATATATCTAACCGTCACACCATTTGTTTGTTGTAATAAGTTATTAGCTAAATCATATAATCTAAATTCAATAACATCATTTTTTGACATTCCAAAATCAGTTACATTTTTAGCTATTGTTTTAAATACATTCAAATCTTTAGAACTAACTAATTGCGCAGTTGAATCTAAATTAAGATTAATGTTTTCAATATTTTTAAAATCTTTTATTGACATATATTAATATTTATGTGTTCTAAATGTGAATTTTTTATCTTCACTTTTACCATTAGCATCCACATCTTTAACTGTAATTTTTAAAGTCCAATCAGTTCTAGATGGTCCTTTGGAACTCCACCAGTGTTCTCTGTAAGTACCTCCATTCCCTGTAGTCCAAGCTGAATTAGGGTTTTCTGTTGAAAATCGTTTTGTTTCGTTTGCTTTTAATGTAATTGGCAATGTAAATCCAAAATCAAATGGAAGTTGTTTATAACCGGCGGCGCATTCTACCATTACAGTTACATCCTTTGGTCCAACTACTATATCAAAATAAGCACTCCAAGCAGTTTTTAAATTACCACCGGCGGGTATAAATTTATTAGCAACTCCATTAGGTCCACCATTAAAATCATTTATAAAATCAAATCCATCTAATTTTCGTTTTGTAGGGTCACCACCATCGAATACAATAGTAGATAATTCACCAGTTGCAATACCACCTGCTGCTACCGCCTGTGCTTTTGCACTTAGTTGTTGTGCTGCTACTTGTAAACTTGCATTTGCTTGCGCTAATAAATTATTTAATGTATCTATTTGTTTAATTAATGCTGTTTTTTGTGCAACTAATCCCGTATTCTCTGCTTCTAATGAAGTTCTTTCTGTTGCTTCATTTATTGCCTTAGTTAATGATGTTGTTAAATTAGATTTTAAATCTAATGTAGTTTGTTGTATTGAACCTAATTTATTATTTAATCCTGCGTTTTGTACTCTTAAATTATCATTATCAAGATATAAAGAACTACTATCTGCCATTAGCGCCTGAACCCTTGCTTTTAAAGAATCAACATCTGCAGTTAACATATTTACTTGAATTTGTAAATCTGCACTATGTGATAATTCAGTATCATATATTGGTTTAGGAACTAAATCTAATCTTATTTCAGGCAATGGTTTTATAAGTTCCGTTACTTGTAAATTAACTGATTTAGACAATTCATTACTATTGTATTGGTCTAAATATAATTTAGTAGTAATCGTTTCTTCCGTACTATTAGTTGTATCTATATATTTTTTAGTTAATGCCATTATTTGTAAATATCAAATGTACCGATTTCAAAAATTTCTTCATTATCACTAGTAATTGATTTTACTAATAATGTATAATTTCTACCAACTGGCCAATTCTGAAAATTTAATTTTACTAAACTATTAAATTGACCTTTTATAACTTTACTTGCATCGGAATATCCTATAATAGTTTCTTTTGTTAAAGTATCAATTACACTATAATATGCCGTTGATGGTAAATAATATTTTACTTGATATACAAAGGCAGTATTAAATTGTTTTATTGGATATAATTCTCTTGCATCAATTTTAAGTGTTACCTTTTGTCCTTCTTGATATGATGTTTTTAAATTTGGTGAATAGCATCTATACGAAACATCATAACTACTGCTATTAATAAAATCAGTAATGTTTGTCAAACTTCCACTAACTACATCCGTTTCTAAATAAGTAATAACTAATTTAGGTTGATAAATTGTATTAGTTTCTTTTGAAAACATTTTAATACTACCATAATCAACTAAATCAGTTTCTTTATCAGTTGGAAACTTAAGTATAATACCATTATTTGTTATACTGCCACTATTCCATTTTTTAACAAATTCAGTAACATCTAAATTAATATCTTCTAAGGTGTACTGGAACGATTGTGAGGATACCGATGAGGTAAACCACGTACCACCAAGCCCACTCTGAGAACCGGTTGTAAAGGGGTTAAAACTAGCTCCTTGCCCCTCTACATATGTATTGTTCCAAATAGTAGAAGTGTCATCTCCATTTTTATAATACCAGGTTGCACCATTTGTAGTAATGTTATCAAAACGAGTACCAGTACCATTTTCCCAACTTTGAGAAATTGGATATGCCTCTACATTAAATCTCGCGGCAATTTCGTCTGCTTTAGTTATTTTTAATTGCAATGATGCAGTAAATGAACCACTTGGTATTGTACGATTTGCTATACTCTTAGATATTTCAGTAGTATCAAACTGAATTAATACTCTACTCGTATCAGGTGTGCCACCATAATACACTTTAGAAATTTCTAACATTTCATCTATACCAGTATTTTGGTAAGGTTGTTGTAAGTATATAGTTGCATCTTGTGATGCGGTATAAAATAATATCATTATAATGCTCTCCCTTTAATATCTTTCCCTGGATATTTTAATTCAAATATAGAAGGGTCTAATGATGGATAAACAATTTTGTTTTTAGTTGCTTCTACTATATTATAAGAATATTGTGAATATATAGTTCCACTCGCATCTACTAAATTTACAACCTCAACTTTAGGAACAGATGAAACACCCGATACATTTGCTATTTCTAATTCTAATTCACTTATATTAATTGGTTGTGAAATTTTCCATTTTGTAATATCAAAATAATTAGCAATTGCTTGTGTACATTTTAATACCACTTCTCTTTTATTATAATTTGAAAATACAGTTATATCAAAGTTAACCCCAATATTAACTACATACCCATCTATAATATTTATAGCATCTGTCATTAATCTAAATTCTTCTAAATATATTTTTAAGTTTTGTTTAATAGTAGAATTTAATACACTTAATTTACCATATGTATTATATCCCAATAAATACAAATTAATTGCAAATGGATTGCTTTCTACTGCAAATGTTTGTTTTGTTTTTAAAAATACATCCAATGCATCTATAATCTCAGTATCAGATGATTTTTGTAAATTTTTAACTAATCCAATAAAATCTTTTTTAACTGATGGATTTCTTAGTAATTGTTGCGCTGCTCCCGTATCTATATTTCCATCTTGTTCAACATATGCTTTTGCAATACTACCAAAAATTGGGTCCATTGCTAATGCTCTAACTTCATAATCCTTTTTAGTTACTGCTCTATTTTGTGCTCCAAAATTTGCAATTGCATTTTCTCTTATTTCTTCTAATGTTTCATTTCCTCTACCACCACTTGCGGGTTCTAAATTTTCAACACCCAATGAATTTTTACTTTGTTGATATGTTGGTAAATCTATATCAGCTATAGCAATTATATCTTCATTAAATGGTGTATAATTTATTTGTGTCAAATCGCCACTTGGTACATTTGCTACTAAACCACCACCCGCTAAATAAGTAACTGTCAATATTGTATTTGCCGGTGCTATACCATATGTGTTTGTTTTTAAAAAATTAGATGGGTCAAATGATTCACCCATTCTATTAATTGAATTCTTTAATCCTAATCCTACGTTTTTAGTATTTGGTATTAATAATTCATCTGGTGTAGATGCGTTTCCACTACCAAATCTTAATTCAACATTTTGTTCATCCAGTAATCTAGTGACAAACCTTCTAGCTGTTTTTTGTAACTTTAAAAGATACTTAGGTGATTCCGGTCCATGAGAAAGTTTTGGTTCTGCATATTCTGAATTTGGTGATTTTATATAAACCAATTCTTGTGCTAAATAAGGAACTTCATAATAGATATTTTCATTTTCATCAATTACTTTTTCTATTTTAATAAAATTTGTACTATTAATTTTAACCGTTGGGTTTGGTTTAAATTCACCCAAATCAAATTTTTGTGTATATCTAGTTGCACTTACTGCCGTTACTGTTTTTGTTACCAAATATAACAATACATTACCAGTTGTACTTTCCGTTTGAAATATTGTAATTTCTCTATTATGTGCGTCGGCAAAGTCAACCATATCCGTTGTTATAAATTGTAAAGTTGGAGATGATTTAGAATTAACAACCATACCTTCATTTATTTTTAAATAGTATCTTTCATCTGGTTCACCATTTATTGCAGGTAAGGTTTGGTATAATGTTAATGTAGTAGCAGCCGGTGAGGAAATTTTTGGTTTATATCCTAAATTTTGCGCCAATTGATAAATATTATTTTTATTACCAGCTAAATTAATAAAAGATTCTTTTAATTGTGCATCGGTATAATAAGAAAGTACATCACCTACATATGAAGCTTGTTCAATAAACATCATACCAGGTGATGCTTCACTAAAATCATTGTATGTACTACTAAAATATGTTTTAGTAAATTCTATTAATGCTTGTCTTAAAGAACTAAAATCTCTATTGGTATATTTTATATCCTTTTTATTAGTTGACCAGCTTTTATCTATTGGATTAAGAGCCATATTATATTACTATGTTTAATTGTTCTAATGTTGTTGAATTTGAATATTTCAAACTATATTTCAATTCTAAATCTATTCTATTCATATCTTTTAATGAATCAGATATATCATATACAATACTTTCAATATTAACATATGGCATCCATCTATTAATTGCTTCAGTAATTCTTGTTTCTAATATAGTATCTAAATCAGATGTAATTGGTTCAAATAAAACTTTTCTTAAATCAGCCCCAAAATCAGGCTCCATTAATCTTTCACCTTTGTTAGTTAGTATTAAAGATTTAATATTAGTTTTAATTTGTTCTTTAGTTGTATAAGACACATTAAAATAACCATTATCACCTTTGGTGAGTGGTAATGTAATACCTACACTTTTATCTTGTTCATCAATTACAAATTTCTTTTCTAATACTATTGCCACTTAGGTTACCCCTTATTTGAATTTTTTTACTAATTGTGAATAATCTCTTGTCATTGCTTTCATAACCGCATTAGCCGCTTCTGGATTCCTTCTTGCTGCCATTGCCATCTTATGTTCTAATGGAATTCCACCTTCTTCTTGTCCTTGCATATAAGAACTATACTCCGATTGAATTCCACCAACAGGTGCTTCGGGTTGTGCGTATTCTTTAAAATTATCTCCATATCCTAAATCAGCCGGTGATATCATAGGTCTTGCGGCCTGTGGTCTTTGCCCGTATTGGATTGTGCCGTAGCTACCATCATCTTTTGATTTAAATTCGTAACTTTCGTTCACTTGTTTCTTTGGTGTTTCAATTTGTTCGTTTAACACTTCGTGAACAGCATTTCGTATTTCTTCTTTAAGAGTTTTTTTAATATCCTCTCTTAAAACTTTTACTATTGCTTTGATTAATTGTGTTTGGTCCATAAAATTGTTTTTTCTATATATAATTATTTGTTATTTCTTTTTTGGGATAATAAATCCATTAATTGATGCTAATCTTGGGTTCTTTAAAAATACACCCACCCCATCTCTATTAAATCCACCACCGGTTGTGTTTCCTTCAATTGATGTAATCCTACCTTGTGAATTTGGTTTAGGGTCAGTTACTATACCAATATGATGTGGATGTCCTACTCCATTTGCATAAATAATAGCTGCACCAATTACCGGAGTTGATGACCATAATCCGTTTTTAATTGCCCATGCTTTCCATGCTGCACATCCCGCTGAGTTTGGTGATTTAGCGCCTGCTTGCTTAAACCAATAACTAACGGCAGCCGCACACCAAAACGCAGGCCCATTAATCCCAGTTCCATTTAAATATGTAGTAACATACCCACCATAGTTAGATTTGGGTGGAGTTTCCATTACAGGAATAGAAGCCGCTGCTTTTGCATATGCTACAATTCTTTTACCCACATCATCATCCTTAGTAGATTGTTGTATATTATTTAATGCGGCAGGGTCTACTCCTTTTGATACATTCATTCCGGTGGCCAACTTTTCAACCGCTAATGATTTCATTTCTCTAGCGGTTTGTACTGTCCTTGTCGCAGGTCCACTATAATCTGCCTCTTGGTCTTCTAATGCTATACCAGGTTTTTTTGTTTCTTCTTTTGCCGCTGCATCTGAATATTTTTCTATAACTGCATCTGCTTGTTTTATTTCTTCTTTTGCACCCTCTTCTTCTTCTTTTGTTAATTTAAAATCTGCATTATTAAATTCAAATAATGGCGCAGCTTTTATAGAGTTAGATTGTCCAGGTTCTACTATATACACACTCCAATTAATAATAGCAGGCCCAACTGGCATAGGAGGAATGTATTGTGATAATGTATAACAAACCCCTTGAATTGTTTGTAAATGTATTTTAGCTAACATAATAAAGTTATCTAAAAAAATATCAACCTCTTTTATGGGTGGCGTATATCCACTACCAAATTTACCAGGAGTAGTAACTAAGTTATCGGTTACTGATAAATTTAATATTGTACCAATTGCAGGTATAATCGGTGTGTTTGTTTTTTGTAATGTTGCACCCGTCCAATATCCAACTACTGCTAATCCTAATAATGTTAAATATGAATTATAAAACGCTGGTGTTTTTGCAACCAAAGCAATATTACCGGCGTTTATAATTAATTGTTGCATTAATTCTGTATTGCCTTTCAATACGGGATTGCCGGTTGTAGCATCTTTACCACGCTTCATTGCCTCATCATATTTTCTAGTAAAGAAAATGGCAAATTCGTCAGAAGTTTTCCAACTTGCTGCTTTCATTTTATCACCCACTTCATCTTTAAATTGAGACCAAGACATTATATTAAATAATTAGTTTTAGATAACGCTGTTTTTAAATTATTCTTAACTTGATTAAATGGAGATTTATCAATAGGCCCTGGAGCCGAAGGACCAGATGGAGTTGCAATCGTCATTGCATTTATTGCATCTATTAATTGTGTTAATAAATCAACCAATGTATTACCTAATATCATTTGTTGTGTTGCACCATCCTTACCTGCATATATTTTTCCATTCTCAACTGTTAATACAATATTCTTACTACCTTTTGTTTGTAATTGTACATTACCATTTTGAGAAATAAGATTAAATCCTTTTTCCGTATCTATGGTAACAATATCATCTGTAAAAATACTAAATGTTTTTTTACTAAACAAAAATGTTTCAGCTGTTTTTGATGAAAAAATTAATCTACCACTATTAACAACTAATTGATTTCCTTTTAAATCATCCGATGATGGATATTTAGCAATTGCTTCTTTATTAACTTTTATAGTGGTGGAATCATATAATGTACTATATTCACCTGATGTAATTTGAATTGAAGTACCATCTTTATTAATATCTTCAATCGTTGTTCCAAATACTTTATTATTTTGTTGTGAATCTGCATTTTCTCCATTACGAATTAATATAGCTGGATATTGTTTACCATCTATCTTATCACTATGAATATAACCACTAAATCTAATACTATTACCAAATTTACCCTGAATAATAGTATCGCCTTCGTTTGGTTTTAATTGGTGTAATTTAATGTTCCTTTTATAGTATTTTCCTTGAAACCCTTTATTTGTTTTTGATTTGGTATTTGTTGGTACATCACTATTTGCTATACCTGTTTGTGATACTTCTTTATAATTTTCAACGCCACCACCTGTTGATGATTCATCTGTTTTTTTAATGGATGCATTTAATATATTAATATTAGTATTAAATCCAGTTGTGTTTTGAAATGAAATTGGTGTATAAAAATTTTTACCATTTATTGTTTGAATATAAACTGTTTCATTTTTTACAGGTAATGTAAAATTATATCTATTTAATGGAAATGCAATAGGTAAACCCTCTTCTTTAGTTTCACTACTATCTGGCAATCTATATTTTATAGCACCATAATATACACCATCTTTTTCTTCATAATCAGAATTGTTTTCTATTTCTTCAAATAATTTATCGGAATCATTTGTTTTCTCAACTAAATCATCAATTTCGGTAAATACAAAATTGACAATACCAAGTAACGAAGCATCTGCTTTTGAAGATTGCCCCGCTGCTACTCTACCTCCGGTGGTAGATTGTCCAAATTGTGCCATTTTATTTTCCTAATGTTTCTTTTAATAAATCAATTTCGTATTCTAAATCTTCAATCTTATCATCTGTACTTTGTGTAATTTCTTTAGCTACTACATCCATTTCTTCTAATAATGCTTTTTTATCATCTTCACTTAACCAACCTTCATCACCTGCTTTTTTAGTGTTTGCTAATACTAACTTTTGTGCTATATTTGCAATCTTAATTAAATGGTCATCATTACTAATACTTGCTTCAATTAGTTGTGTAATTATTGGTCCTATTGTAATTACATCTGATGCTTTGGTTACCAATTTTCGCATTTCTTGAATTAAATCCGAAATGTTTTTCTTTTTACTTTGTTGATTTTCATAAATATCACCCAACAAATCACTAAATGTTTTTCCTTTAAATAAAGGAAAATTCATGTCTACGCTTGCCATAAATCTTTTTTATAAATATTGTGTATTTAAAAACTTACTTACTAATCAAATAATTACCTAATACTAAGTAATCCATTTCACAACTATAAAATGTTTTAATAGCAGTTACTGGGTCTAATACCATAGTTTGACCTCTAAGATTGAATGAGGTATTGAGTAAGATAGGATAACCACTTAACTTTTCAAATTTCTTAAGTAGTGTAAAAATATGTGGATTGAAAGTAGAACGAACTGTTTGAACTCTCGCGGTTTCATCAGCATGAGTAATTGATGGTAAACCTGCAATAAATTTATCCTTAACTTTAAATACTTGATTCATATAAGGAACTTCTTGTCCTAACATCTCAAAGTATTTATTTGCATCATCGGATGTAACCATTGGTGCGAAAGGTCTAAATCCTTCTCTTTTTTTAATTACTCTATTTACCTTTGGTTTAATATCTTTGATTGTTGGATTTGCTAATATAGAACGATGTCCTAATGCTCTTTGTCCAAATTCACTACCATCTTGAAACCATCCTATAATTGCACCATCATTAATTAAACCAGCCACTTTTTCTATTAATGGATTATAGTTTTCAAATCTTTTTACTTTATCATGTGGAACTAAATCTGCGATTGCAGATATAAAATCCGCTGCTCCATACGAAGGTCCTAAAAATGGATTTGAATTATCCACTCTTTTATAATTTGATGTTTTGTAATAAACGTATAAAGCACATCCAATAGCAGAACCTGCATCAGATGGGGCTGGTGGTACATATACATTCTTATAAGGAGTTTCTATTGTTATCTTACCATTTGCTAATCCATTATATGCACACCCACCACTTAAACATAAATTGTCTTGTGGGTAATGTTTATAAAAGTTATTTAACATTTGGAAAAATAATCTTTCGTAATGTGCTTGTAATGAAAATGCAATATCCATATAAACAGGTTCTAACTCACTTTCGGGAACTCTCGGTGCTACATTAAATAGTTCTGCTAGTTTAGAAGTAAACATACCTTTCTCTGAATAATGATATGAGAAATATTTCATATCTAATTCTAATGTATTACCATTTAATTTAGCAATCTTTTCAAATTGTTCTCTATATAAATCTTTTTGATTACCATATGCCACTAATCCCATTACTTTGTATTCACCACTATTTGGTTTAAATCCTAAGAATGCGGTAATACTTGCATATAATAATCCTAATGAATGTGGGAAATAAGTTCTCTCTAATGGTTGTATATATCTACTTTTTAACCCTAATCCTAATATTGCTGTTTCGTTTTCGCCAACACCATCTACGGAGAATAGATGTGCATTTTCAAATGGTGATGTATAGAATGAATATGCTAAATGTGATATGTGATGTTCTACATATTCTATTGAACCTTTATATCCTAATTGTGTACGAATAATATTTTCAATGTTATTATTCTTTCTCCAAAATATAAGTTTCTTAGTTAATCCAATTGTTTTAGGGAAATACCTAAACCATTGTTCTTTAAATCTTTCGTATTTTTTCTTAGGGTCTTCGTACCAAACAATTTTATCTATTTGGTTAATCTTTAATTTGTTTTGTTTTAGAATCCAATTAATTGAATTGATAGGAAATCTTTGGTCGTGCTTTATACCTGTAAATCTTTCTTCTTCTTGTGCCGATACAACTTTGCCATCTACAATCAATGCAGCTGCTGAGTCGTGGTAAAATGCTGATATTCCTAATATTCTCATCTTGTAATTGTTCGTTTCCAAAACGGGTCTTTTGATTCTTGTGTTATATCACCTTCATCTAAGAATTGATAGTATAACTTCATTTGGGTTTCTTTCATCTTTGAAACAACCTTAGTTATATAGTGTGTTTTATAACCAGTCATTTCTCTCACCAATAAGTATAGTGATTTTTTATTAAATGATTCTATAAATTCTGCTCGTCTAAATAATTCTAATACAGCATCTGCAATCTGAATATCTCTTTTTTTAGAAAATTCTTTATTAAGATTTAAATCCCAATATTGTAACATTCTATCATTAAAAGTTTTAAATTCTTCGTTGTGTGATGTTTGTTTAAAATCGTTTTCTAAATCCCAACTAACCGGCATTGCACTTAATTGTGATGTTGCTTTGAAACGTTTGTAGTTAGAATTGTTATTTAAGATAAGATAGTTACGAGCTGCAATTGTAAAGTAACTAAATGCTTTACCTTTACCTTCTTCAAATTTATGTATCTTCTCTAATAAGAAAGAAACTACTTCATGTTTGATATCTTCTTTATCATCATCAAAGTAAGTAAATCCCCAAGTGTTTAATACGTTTTCCGATAACTTATAAAATGAATAATGGATGTGTTCGGTATATAATTTATTTCGTTCTCTATTATCATCCGATTTGTTATATGCGATAATAGCTGCTTCTGTCATTTCTGTAAAGTATCTAGTATCTTTTTTCTTTCTACCCATTATTGTTTCCGTTTAATATTTTTTGGTTATTAGAAATAAGATTCTTTAAGTCTTGAAAGGTAGAGCCAACCTCATCATCCGATTCGAATGCTCCGGTTGAATCAATTTCTTTCATAGCATTTAAAATTTGAATATAAGATTCTGTGTTAGCTGCGATTGCATCTTCGTATCTTTCTAATTTATTTAAAAGATTGTATATTCCATAACCTGCTGCGGATAAGAATATAGTTAAAATTATTATTATTAATTCCATATTATGCTACCTCCCATCCTTGTTCTAAGTAAGTTGATAAATTCTTTTTCTTAACTGAAAGTGTTTCATTATCTTTCTTTAGGATAAATCTTTCGTTTCTACCTAATTTAGCAAATGTAGTTAATCTAACCGTTTCAGTATATTGTCTATCTCTAATTGTCAATCCATTCAAATGGTCAATTTCATGTTGAACACAAACTGATTCTAATAAATCTACATCTCCAAATAATGCATTTATATCTTCGTGCTTTCTTTCTTTTGTAGAAAAATCTAATACATCAGGAAAGTTATCTGCTTTTACTTTAACACCATAAGAACGAACTGTCTTAATTGGTTTTTTCATTGTTTTAGGTAAAGATAAACATCCTTCAAAGTACATTATCTTTTCTTCGGTTTCTTCTACGATTGTAGGATTAACCAATACCAAAGGTTCTTCTCTAACATTGATTACACAAATTCGTTTATTTAATCCTATTTGATTTGCACTCATACCTAACCCCTGGTGTTCGGTTACTGCGGTTAATAATGCAGCTGTTGCTAAATCTTGTTCTTCTTTTGTAAATGTTGTAGTAGGAATTGACTTTCTTAGAGCCGATGTGTCTGTTACTATTTTTATCATATGTAATTGTTTATAACTCTAATATACATTAAATAATTATACTTTCCAAATAATAATACGAATTTATAATGCAAATGATTCACCACATCCGCAAGTTCGGGATGCGTTTGGATTCTCCCACGCAAACCCTTTACCATTCAATCCATCTGAATAAGTAAGTTGCGTACCAAATAAGTATAAAACTGATTTCTTATCTATTACTACTTTTAAACCACCATCGGCTTCTACTACTTCATCCATATCGGTTATTGTAGTATCAAAGTCCATTGTGTATGATAAACCACTACACCCACCCCCTTTTACACCTACTCTTAAATTATGTGTATCTGGTGTCATTCCACTTTCCATCATTAGATTAACGACGTGAGTTAAGGCTTTTTCTGATATTGTTACCATACTAATAATTATATCTTTTCAAAATATCCACCAACATCAAATTTTGATTTCATATTAATTGAACCTGCTTCGTTTGGTACAAATTTAACAGGGTCTACTAATCTAAAATCAACCGATACTCTACTTTGGCTACTATCATTGTTTTTATTACCATGATATAAGTTTGCGCCACTAAATACTAAAATTTCACCATAGTTTACTTTATATGGTTGGTAATCACCTTTATCTGCTTTACTTTCCATCCAAATAGTGTTTTGTTCGTTGGTATTTACAAAGGGCATCCAAAAATTTACTTCCGATGTTCCATGATTGTAAGTGCTATCTTTATGCCATTCACCTACACCTAAATTACCTTCTGCTAATTGAACTCTAAATGTTGGAATATTCTGATAAATAATTTCATCATAACCAAACCTTTCTTTAAGTTCTTTAACTAATTCTAAATAAGTTGGTAAGAATTGTGTTTTATATTTGTCGTAATATCTTTTATGCCAAATTGTAGATTGGTCCTTTTCTCTAACTAATAAATCATAGTGTTCTAATATATGTAAATCTTCTAATGGAATAGTATTCCCTTCCCATACTTCTAACATTTCTGAAACTATTTGTCTAAATGGATACTTTGTGGTATCGTAACTAATTTTGTAAGGTGTTTGTAAGTACATAACTAAAATAAATTATATTGTTGTTTTAATCGTAAATCGTTTTCTCTTATTGCATGGATTTCACTATCTGCATCTAAAATATTATTTGTTACCGATAATTCACCATCTATTCTATATCCTACCAATTTGTAATTTTGTTTTCTTCTATTTCTAGCTTTTACAAATAACCAATCATCTTGTCCCCATACTTTCATTTCTTCGGGTATTGGAGTGTAGTTTTCTTTATGAACAAATATTGCACAACCCCATCCACCGTGTCTATGTTCAATCGGTTGTAATCCAAAACTTAAACTAGGATATGTATTGTATGGGATTTCATCTAATCCTATTAATCCAATTTCAGGTGTAATAAAATCATATAAGGTGTTCAATATCTGCCAATCCATCCAAATGTCATCATTTAGGATTAAAAGTTTATCATACTTTGCCATTTTTGCTCCTTTATTCCAAGGTGCAGTAACATATGTATTTTTTCCTTCTAATATATGAATTAATTTTGGTAATTCTATTTTTAAATCATTTGGTGTATTATCTATTAAGATAATTTCCCCAACTAATTCATGTGCACTTAATTCTCTAAGTGTTTGTTGGAATCTATTACATTTCCACATTGTAGGTATAATAACTGAATACATTTTAAAATATTTGATTATATAATTCCCAATATTGGGTATATTGAATTGCTTCTAATGTTGTTTCATTTAGATATTTATTCCATATCATTGGTTGATATGAATTCCAATTACAATTTTCACTACATAATGTAACATGTGAATTAGATACATCTACCATTTTTCCAGGATAACCTTCTACTGAAAATCTTCCTTTTTCAAAGTTATCCCATCCATCTATACTAAATAATTTTTCTGTGTTAAACCAAAAAAATGTTCCACTATAATGCCAATTAGTTGTAACCCAAGGAGGACATGGTACAGTTATTTGCATTATACCACTAAATGTTTTATCGGTTGTTAAATTATATTCAATATTAGATAAATAACGTTCTTCTAAATTAAAAAAATACATTGATAATAACCAAACCTTTACTACATTATTTTCAGCACCACCATTTTTACTTCCTTTATTATGTGCAAAAAATGTAAGTGAATTTTTGTTTTTAATTTCCTTTAAGGATTGTATAAAATATTCAGATTCTCTAGTTTCTGGATTATTTTGTACTAATTCAATTTCACAATTAGGAAATAAATTAATTAAATGTGAATTATTCCTTAATAAATCATCTACTGCAATTTTAATAATTCTTTGTCCATTAAATAGTGGTAAATATTTATTTATTAAGGTGATATTATAATTTGCAAATTCGTTTATTTCCGAATTTTCAAAATAACAATAATATACTAAATTTTTAATCATTTATTATAACTTTTTAATTATTATTAAAACATCATCATATCTATTTTTATTTTTTCTCAAGTCAATACATTCATAAGATATTCCTAATGAATTACATATTTCATCAAAGAATTGTTTTTCGTTATCCCAATCTTGTATATCTTCTATTATAAGTGTACCACCTTTTTTTACTTTTTCTAACCATTTTTGTATTGAAATTATTTGAGTTTGAATCGTATGTGGTCCATCATCTATTAAGTAATCTATTGAATTATCTTCAAATTTATCAATAGTAGTATCTGAATATGCGGTATCTAATATTAGAGTTGTATTTGGTATTTTACTTACAAATTCTAAATCATTGTTATTCATTTCACTACCATTATCAATACCTGTTATAGTTGAATTAATAAACCACTTACTCAATAAATTTAGAGAATCTCCTCTTCTAACACCAATTTCTACTATATTAAGTTTATCCAATCTAACATCAGTAAATTCTGTTGAATAATATCCATTGATATAATCATGCAATGTTCCTTTGTCACTTTTTGGTTCTATTGAATCATAGAACTCTGAAAATGTAATCATATTTTTTATTTTTTCCAAAATGAATAAATGCCATTATCTAATTCGTAAGTATCCCAAACGAATTGGTTTCTTCTAGGTTGTTTTTGTGCCCATTCCCACATATCTTTCAAACCATCTTCAAAATTGGTTTTATGTTCAAACCCTAATATATCAATAGATTTTTGCCAGGTTGGAATAGCATGTTTAACTTCATGTCTACCCTCTTTATAAACCACTTCACCACCACCAATTACATTTCTTAATACTTCACATGCTTTATTAACTGTCCATTCCTCTACACCACCCAAATTAATAATTTCTTTAGATGCGGTAGGTAATATAGCCGATTTCCATAATGGTTCAACAATATCATCAATACAACTAAATGCACGTGTTTGTTCACCATCACCAAATATTGTCATTGGTAATCCGTTTAAATGTTGATACATCCAAATACCCAATACATTACGATACTTATCCCAAATATTTTGATTTCTACCATATACATTATGTGGACGGATAATACACCAATCTAAACCATGTTGCTCACCTGCAATTTGAATATCCATCTCACATCCATACTTAGCTACTCCATACGGGTCAATTGGTGTTTGTTGTTGCTTCTCATCAAATATTCCACCTTCACCATGTCCATATACTGCTAACGTAGATGTAAACACCAATCTTTTAACATTATGTTTAATACATTGATTTAATATTCTTGCAGTTGCAACTAAATTGTTTTCATAATTGTATTGACGAATAAATGGAGATAATCCTTCTGCTGCATACGCTGCTAAATGAAACACATAATCAAATTTATGATTTTCAAAACAATTTTCAATTGGATGTTCTACTAAGTTCATTTCCCAAAACGTAACTTTTGAATTCACATTTTCTTTGTAACCACCAGATAAATCATCTATCCCAACTACTTCTACATTTGGTACATTTTCAATTATATAATCTGCAAGTCTACTACCCAATAGCCCCGCTACACCTGTAATTAATACTTTCATTAATCTTCAAATTTAATTGGTTCTAAATTGTTTTTTTGTCTATAATCATTTATTGCTGATTTTATAGCATCTTCTGCTAATACCGAACAATGGATTTTAACTGGTGGTAGGTTTAATTCCTCTACCAATTCCATATTATCTAATTTAACCGCATCTTCCAATGTCATACCTTTTAACCACTCCGTTGCTAATGAAGATGCTGCTATTGCACTTCCACAACCAAATGTTTTAAATTTTGCATCAATAATTCTGTTATCTTCAACTTCTATTTGTAATCTCATTACATCACCACATTCGGGTGCTCCTACTAGACCTGTACCCACGTTAGATTTACTTTTATCTAAAGTTCCTACGTTTTTTGGGTTTTGGTAATGGTCAATTACCTTTTCTGAATATGCCATATTATTTTAGTATGTTTTTGTTAAATCATCTTTGTTATCTACTTCGTTTAGATGGTCTCTATATAATTTGTTGTATTTGTGTATAGAATTACCATTATTCATCCAATATTTCACTGCCGATGGGTTATTTATCCATAGATTTTTGTTTTCCCAATCAAATGTAGGTTCTGCGTAATAGGGTATTGGTAAGGGTTCTATGGGTTCATTTTGAGGAATATTTTCCACTATAACCTCATTTTGTTCCTTTTTTGTAGAATATTTTCCACTATCTCCGTATATTTGGTAATTTTTGTAGTTTTCTTCCATTAAATCATCTAAATTATCATATAAACCTAATTTTTCATCATTTTCTATTATTTCACCTAATAATTTTCTTTGTTTTGTCTTTTTATCATCAATCATTCCGTTAAATGCGATAATTAACGCAACTGCCAATGGGTCAAACACAATTACAATCAAAAATATGAAGAATTTTACTACATTTTTCAATTCCATACCAAATGCTTCAGCTACAAAACGAAATCCACCCACTTCTTTCTCTAAATCTAAGTTTGTCACTTTGATTTTATTGATTTCATCGTTGCTTTTAGCATTTTCGGTTTGTAAACTACTAATTTGTTTATTAATAGTTGCAACCTGTCTATCTTTACTATCAATTGAACGTAAAAGTCGGTTACTCACCTTACCTTTATCTAAAATTGTGTTCTGAGTTGCCGACAATTGTCCTAATTGTGCCGACAACTGTCCGATTTGTGTTTCATTGGTAGTAATCTTAGTAGAATATACTGCAATCTCTCTATCTACTTGTTGTAATTTAAGATTTTGCTGTTGGAATGCATTTGAAAGGTAACCAAATATACCAGCAGATGTAATTAGCATCAATAGTGCCACTGCTGATACTAAATACCACTTATTAAATCCACCAATATCATTCCATTTTTGTTTTAGATAAGTTGCTGCTACCAGTTTGGCAAATTCCAATGAACCTGCCATTACCATAACAGATACAGCTGCTCCACTAAATAGAACACCCAATCCAGTTATAGAAAAAAATGCAGCACAACCAGCTATGATTAATGCTGATATTCCTACTAACCATTTTAACCAATTCATTATCCCTCTCTTTCTAGGTCAATTAAATCATTAACTTTACCTAATGCAAATAATAATTCATCAAACATCCTTACTGCATCTGCATTAGAAATTTGTTTACTACCTTCTGCCGCTTGTTTTAAGAAGTTTGTTCTGATTTCAATTGCTTCTAAGTTTTGTCTAATTTGTACTTTGTATCTCATATACTTTATTTTTTATAATAATTTGTTATTTTTATATAAATATTTGTTATTTAAAAATGTAACTATACCCTCCGCCCATAGTTGGTGGGCTTGAAATCCAGGGTGTCCATCATTTATTATATCAACCCCAATTTCATCAAATATTCTTGTTTTAGTTTTTTCACTTAATGTAACAATATTATTTTCAAATTGACCATTAATTTCTAATTTTAAAATTCTATTATTAAGAAAATTTGGAATAAATTTATTAAAATCAATTTGGTTAATAAAATAAGTGTAATTACCCGATATGTAATATTCTATATTGTGTAATTTAAAAAATGAACATAATCCTAAATATTTTTTAGCAGTTTCTAACTCCCATTGAATTGGATTTATAAAACTATTAGAATATTGTTTAATTATAGAATCTATATTATCTTTATACACTATATTTGTCATAAACCCATCTGTAATCCAATTGAACGTAGTTGCTACACTATCTACTTTACCATTATTATCATAATTAACATTTGCTACCAAATATTTATTATACTTGTTTGAAAATATATCTAATCTATTTATCGCGTCAGGTAATTCTAATATGAATAGGGTTTTTTTAACTTCATCTAGTGTATTTTTTAGAATGTAATCATATACTTTTCTAATAATTCTATCCGTACCACTACCACTCTTTGCATCGTTTATTATTTTAATCCCCATTTGTTTTCCAACCAACGTAGGATAACATACATCTACTTGAGATTCATACTCAAACCCATATTGTTTTTTATATGCTTCTCTAACGTGTTCTTTCTTTGCTTCAAATCCACCACCTTCGGTAAACGAGCAACCATTAAAATATATTTGATTAAATTTATTTTGTATCATAAAAAAAGGTAGTCTTTGTGACTACCTTTCAAATATACGAAATATAACTCAGTTATCCAACTTTAATGGATACTTTTTTTGGTTTCTTTTCTTCTATCTTAGGTAAAGAGATATGTAATATACCATCTTTTACCGTTGCTAATGTAGCACTAAGGTCCCAATTAGTTCCAATGTTTAATGATTCATCAACCGGAAGTGCAATCGCATTCCAAATTTTATCATCGGTTTCTTTTTCTATTGATTTAACTTTAATAAAGCTTTCCTCAATTGTAATTTCTAATGTTTCCTTTGTTTGACCAGGAACTGCTAATCCAATTCGTAAGATATCTTCGGTTATATCAACTACTACTTGTTTGTGGGTTGATGTAGCTGTTTTTGTTTTTGGTGTTTCGAAAAAATCTTCAAATAATTTGTTGTAATCTACTAAATACATAATTTAATGTTTTTTTTGTTAATAATATTCTATATAGTTCAAATACTATACCATTGGGTTTAATCTGACAATTTGTTAGAATTTACCAACATTAAATGAAAATTTGTCATCTTTTACCGACTGTCTTTCAATTACCGTACTCATATGGTCTGCCCAATGCATAATATACTGAATATTTGATTTAAGATATTTTGATGTATCATATACTTTATAATATTTTTCATTGTCCTCATCGTATAGACCATCCGTAAGTTTTATACCAAAATATTCATTCTCATTGATTGCAATACCATATTGTGATAATGTAAATAATGTTCTATCAGTTATTGCCATAAAAGAGTTTTTTTCATTTCTTTTGTATAACTCACCTCTATTTTCAATATGCCATTTAGAATCATTTGGTGCATAATGTAGTTCTTCTTTAGTACCCAATTTACCCAAATCATGATGTATTGCAACAAATAGTAATTCTTCTTCGGTGAAATCACATACTCCACCCGCTTCTTCAAATGTTTTTTTCATTTTTAATGCGTTCTTACATACATTAAAGATATGGTCAATATACCCACCCTCATATGCATTGTGATAGTTTTTATTACCACTTGCAGGTGATACCATTAAGTTTCCACCTAATTCATCATCCGAGTACATAAACAAAAGTTTTTCTAATCTTTCGCCTGTAAAATATTTGTTAACGATGGCTAGAAACTTATCGTAGTTCTGCTTTAATTCTGATTCTGTCTTTTTCATTTTGTTAAATTTTCTTTTGTTAAGATTTTATATAAAAGTTCAATTTCTTCTTCAGTTTCTAACATTGGTAAGTTATCAAATAGGGTTACCAAATATTCACCCTCATTCAAATCCATATTTTTCCACTCATCACTTGCTATTGATATTAACGTAGGTCTTTCACTTACATCATCATCTTCTTTTGGTAAAGGTAATATCCAATAATAAAAATCAGTTTCACCATCACTTTCTTCTATTCGTATCGCTCCCCATCTTTTAAAGGAATGGTCGGTAATCGGTGTTTGTGGCATTGTTATCATAACTCAAATATACAACTTTTTTTCCTAATCACAAATAATTCTAATGGATTTTTGAATTGAATCTAGTTTAGAATTTGAAAATAAATTACTATTTGGGGTTTCAATTGTATATTTTGCTTTGCCTATAATTGTAATTGTATCACCTTTCATTTTATATATTGGTGCACCCATAGTATTTATTTCACCGGAAAAATATCCTAATTGTGATGTACTATTTACAATAGGAATTATTTGGTCTTGCTGTGAAACTAAAGAAGGTAGTTGTGATATTTGTAATTGACCTGTATATGGATTAAAATACGTTTTAACCACTCTACCAATCGTATCGCCGGCTTTTAATATCCAATAGTGAGAACTACTCCATTCTATTCTACCATTAACCGGAGAAGGTGTTTTATTTGGTTTGCCATCTACTAAGAATTTACCGGTGATTCTACTTAACGTTTGGTTTGTTAGAGTAGATAACGATAAATGATAAAATCCATTATTATCCAATGGTAAACTTTGCTTACCATTTGAACTTAATGCAGAATCAATTGTAAATGTAATTGTGTGAGTTTGTGGTATTGGTGTAACTATATCTTTATTACACGCCATTAAAGCCATAATACCTAAAAAGGGTAAAATCTTCATATCTTAGAGTTTAGTGTTTATACTTAAAGATACGACTTTTTTGTGGTTTTTCCAATTATTTGAGAGTATTTGGTATAAACAATTGATTATCAATTACTTATAATTGTTCAAATCCTAATTTTGTGAATACGTTTATTGACCGTATGTTCCAATCATCTATATTGGTTAATATGTTCGTATTGGTATAATTTTGTATAACATAAAATAACATATCCGTTGCTCCATACATTCTACTATAATTTGTAGTTTTTATAAATACATTGTAAATATAATAAGTTGTAGAATCTATACATTTTAACCAACAATATCCAACAATTTCACCTTTATAATAAGATACAAACATTTTATCACCCCGTTCAATCCTATCTTCTGCAGCTTGGAGATTAAACATACCATCCCAATTTATTTCAGAGTTGAATAAATCAATACAATATTGAATAATAGTATCATCTGATATTTCTACTATCTTAAAATCCGAATGAATATTACGTTGTATTAAATCTTCATATTTTAATTTATATTCTATCATACTCAACTCCTAAATAATTAAAATTTTTCGGATTTAATTTAAAATCAATCATATTAATCGTTTATCTATATGTGTGTGTCGTAATCTTTCTGGTGAATTTACATCAAATATATCTTCATAATATGTTATATCAATTTTTAATATTTTACTAAGTTCTAATAACTTAGTATAATAGTTATTCACCATTTCTTGTACTTCCGTATAGTTTGGTGTTGGTTCCCAAATATATTGCATCCCGCCATTTAAATGAGTACGTTCTCTGTTATATCTTAAGTATGCAATACTTTCTGCACAAGATTTCAAATCCCTCCTACCTAGTAGCACTACTTTGTCAAACCTGCCGGCTAAGTCAACCCACCATTTCATTTCATCGGTTATCCCGGTAGGTATATGCCACATTATAATCTTAACTATGGTATTATCATCCTTGTCATTTGGTAAATAATCACTACCATTTTTAGTTGGTTCGGATACCCATTTTAAATTATGTTCGGCTGCTAATTTTAGCAGTAAAGAACTAGTACCGGTTCTAGCCATTGCAATTATTACTATTTTCATTATATTAAAGATTTTTTAAATGTCAAATTCTCAACACATAAAAATAAAATTAAAGACCACCGCTCACCTGTTTTTATTTCCATAACTTCATGTTCGGTGTGACTGTTGAAACAATAAATTTCGCCTCTTTTTTTTGATAATAATTTATGTGGCTCATATAAATAAAAATCGCCCCCGGTGTATTCTTCATTTAGATTAGTGCCAACCGCCCATATTCTGTTTTTATTTGTATCAGAATGTCTTGTAAATTTGTCGCCAATATTAAATTTATGCAAACCTATGTGTGTGGGATAATTATTAACAATAACATTTTTATTATCCATAATCAATTTACCAATCATTCTATCAAATATCCATTTATAATTTTGAATATTTGGTATTTGCCATCCGGTGTAGTTAACCGCACTATTATTAGGATACCCACCATCGGTTTTTATTACCGTCAATACTTTACTTAAATTTATGATATCTAAACATTCTTTTGGTGTAAAATAATTTTCCATATGATTATATTAATGAATTTGTTTTTTTTGTAATAATATCACCCATTCTATATTTGTTTGTAGTATCTAATAACTCTTTGTAATATAACTCATTATATTCTATTTCTAATTCATTAAATAGTGGATTAAAATTTCCATAATATAAATCTTCGTAATAAAAAATTGGTAAATTATTTAGTGTTGCAAAATTAAAAAGTGTTTCATTTAAAAAACTATATCTATCGTATGTTGTTTGGAATTCGGCATCCGTAATATTGTAAAGGTTATAGATACGTGGTGTATTATTTAAAAATGATGCCTCTTTGTGTACAAGAATTGAACTTTCAACTTGTTCTTTTTGATTTTTTCTTAAAAGGATTACTATCTTATCAAAATCATTTACCAATGTATCTAATGAGACCGGTAACGTTCTATATGCTGATTTTACGAATATATTTCGTTTAGTAATTAAATCGGAATATTCATTTTTATTTTTATGTACGTTTTCAACCATCCATTCAAACCAAGGCTCATTGAAGCATTCATATTCAGTTTTAATTTTTTCGAAATATTTTAGTATTGAGGTCGAACCACATCTAGGAGTATATAGAAGTAAAATTTTCATTTATAGTTTAACTTTAATTCCATTAATCCACACAATTCTATATGTAGAACAATTTAAAACATTTGTCTCATGTTCATGTATTGATGCGAAAAAATAAAGACAATCACCCTCATTTATTTTATAAACTACATTATTAATAATCAAATCACCACCAGCATCTCCGGTTGAAGTTTTTATTATAAAATGTAAACTCTCGGTATCATCGTATTTTGGGTCTTTGTGTTTTATTAACTTAGAACCATTGAAAGATATTGCACATATTATACCATCTTTACCTTGTGGTACATTTTCATTTTCTGAAAAATTAAGTTTTTCTTTTATTTTTTTAAACGCATTTACAATTAAATCCGGATAATCATATTTAACATCATTTGTAAATCTGGTAGTTTTTCTATTATTTGCCGCTCTACCTATTTGAAAAATGTTAGTATTATGGTTATCTAATGCCCATTTATTTAAAATATTACATTCATCATGTGTTAATACAGATGGGATGATTTCAATTGAATTTGTATCAATCATATTTAAAATAAAGTTTTTTCCACTTTTTGTTTTGGAAAATATAGAGTATCAACACTTTCCCATTTTTTCAATGGACAATCATTAAAATCTGCTGAAAATATTTTTTTAGTTATTGGGCAACCACATTCGTTGCATATAACACCAATATCTAATTTAGTAGTGAGTACCTTTCTAGACGGACATACTTCACATATTTCATTTCTTTTTTCTGCTAGTAGTTTTTGATTTTCAGAAGGTTTATACGCTGTAACCCATGCATTGAAAATTTTTTTAAAATTCAACATGTTTTTAAATTTTTATTAAGAATTAGAACTAACAATTAATGCACCCATTTGTGTCATTATTGTATTTATTGTTTGAGTTTGAGTTGTTGTCATTTTTAATTAATTTTTAATATTATTAAGATTTTGGAGCTACCGGTGGTACACAGTTAGCAAAATTAACACACTTACATGGAGCGGAATTGGCGTAGCAGGGGAAGGTGCTGAACGTTTGTTTAGTACAGGCCTCACCCTTTGCGCAGTCGGATTGTGAACAAGAAGCTTTCCTCTCGGAACAACTCGCACCAATATTATGTTCAATTGCAACAAATGAGGTATTGTCCATAGTTTGTGTTAAAAATAAATGTTGTCTTTCTACACTTATTGCCCATCCACTAAATATGGTATTTGTTCTTACAATTGTCGAAACTTCTTTTAGGACAGTTGTTAATGTTTCATTTTCAGTATTAATTAATATTACAGAATCACCAATTTGTATAGATTCATCTGACCCCAAACTTCCCAATGAAACAAATTTAACATTATTATTTCTAACGATTAAATAATTAGAAGAAATTGTATCTTCCCAATAAGTAGTATCAGTAAATACAAGCTTAACATATTCTACAATTACAGAAACCTTTTCTTTTGCAGTTACCTCATTTGTACTGTATACTGTATTATTTACAAAATCTTCATATGTTATACCAAAATCAGCTGTATCCAATGTTAAATCAATATTATTTGGATTTGGAATATCAATTGTTTTTAATAAATCACCTACTTGTAAATCCAACGCAGTTTTGAATGAACCATCTGCCATTTCAACCGTATCGGTATCTAATAATTTAGGTGCTGCGAACAAATATTCATTATTTAAATATCTATTTTTATATGTATTTACTATCTCAAATGTTTCTGCATTATATTCTACATCAGTATCTAATACTGCTCCGGTCAACGATGTGTAACCACCTAATGATATACTTTCTAAATTTGGAGGAAATAATAAATTTAATCCTCTAAAAACTTGTATTTGATTTTGATATAAATTGTTCAAATCTAAATGAAATTCCATCAAAAAATACTCGTTGTTAACATTTTGTAAAACAATATTTAATTCCTCATTAGTTGATACTTTAAACAACTTAGGGTAAATATTCTTATCATATGCCGCACCAACTGCTTTTAAAATAAAATTTGGATGAATACCATTATCTGGTATTGTAGTTATGTTGTTTACAATTTCATTTGTTTCGTTAAGATATGCAAATTGAGAACCAAATGATGAATTTTTAATTAAATTCATAAAATTAATTTTATTTGCACAATACGTATCATCTACCAATGCGGTAGTATCATATGCACTTCTAATAATCAACGTTGTATCGTTATCTTCAACATAAGGTACTGTTATAGAATTTGGACTAGAAATCATATTTTTAAATTCAAATCCTAAAATGGTAGATAATTCAGTTAATTTGTTAGATAGTGGCTCTAAATTTCCGATGTATACTACCTTAGTAAATGTATTATTACTAATGAAATTAGATAGTTCTGTTAAATCTAAGGAGGTTTCAGTACCTTCTAATGTAACATATATCCAGCCTAAATTAGTGTTTATTTCAATTGGTTTTAAATCACCATTTTTATCGTACATAAAGTCCGAACCTATTAATACTGTTCTCATAATTTTAGTTTTCCTTATTATTTCTTATAAATATACTAACTTTGTAATTTAGTAGTTCTTTTGGTATATTTTCTTTTTGGTTTTGGTAGCGGTGGATTATCAATAGATGTGATTAAATCCCTTATTGCACCACATTGTTCGTATTGTTCTTTAGATACAAAGTAATCCATCATTTTATTTAGAAGGTCCTTATACTCACTCTTATTGATTGTAGCAAACATTTTACTATCGGTAAACTTAATAATTGCAACTTCTTCTAAATTTTCTTCAATAGCTCCTTTTAATATTTGTAAAATCCAGGGATATAAGGTATCACCATTCATAGAAATATAGTTTGAAACAGCAGGAGATGCATCTTCATCAAAGTATTTTCTCCAATTAGTTTTTGCGTACATATCGGTAATTTTTAATAATTTGTTAATATCCATATATAACTATTTAATTTGTACGAACCACATCTTTTAAATAATCATCCATACTCGTAACTCTAGTTGTTACCGGCTTTACTACATCTGTTGATGCTGGTAAATTTTCTACTATTACACTACCATCTTTGTTTTGATAAGTTTGGATTTTTGAAATTCCCGTAACTCTTATAGTAGTATCTTCAAATAAAAATCTAATTTGATTTATAATTGCATTATCATTTAATATAGTTGGTTCGTTATTAACGTAAAATTGATATTCTACACTTTGTACGCCTGCTTGAGTGAATCTACTGCCTATACCTGTTTTACTAACTGAATTTACTTGCACTGCAGTTACCGAACCACTAACTGACCCGGATGGATTATCTGCGGTAATTACACTACCACTATAAGAAATAGTATTTGTTTCTATATTAGAAGAAAATTTGTTTTTATTATATGCTAATGCTTTAGATATATCTAATTGGACTGAAATTATATCTTTAATAGTATAATATGGATTGCCTTCATCATACGCTTTTTTTAATGCGGAAAATATATGAGATGGTATGTAAATTGAATTACCTACACTTATAGTAAAATTAATATTATTAGAATCAAACACTTTATAGGTAATAGTATTAGGGTCTATGGTCGGTAATTCAATAAAGTTTTTGTCAAACACACCCGTTAAAAGTGCAGTTGATTTATTCTTTATTGAATAACTACCATAATCATTTACTATTTCTCTACTAAACATTTTATCTTCCTTGTCCTTTGTACGCCTTTGGACGTGGACTGTGTTTGTTATAAGATTTCTTTGCCGAACCGGATTTACGAGAACCAAATGAAACCTTTGATGATGTTAATGAACCTTTCTTTGCCATAAATTGTTACTCCTTTGTTTAGGAATAAATATATGGAAATAATTAATTCGTTGTATAAGCTACTTCATCTTTAAGGTATTTCTTAAGTGTATCGAACTCCTCTGCTTTTTCTGATACTGTCATTCTCAAACTTTTAAAGATAACTTTTAAATCATCTATTGTTTGAATTTTGTTATCCCAATCAAACTCATACCAGTTAATAGGTTGAGGGGTCGGTTGTGGTTCTTGTACCTGTGTTTCTTCAATTGGAAACAACTCTAATTGTTCTAATTCTTTTTTCTTTGCCATTTTTATTTTATTTTTGTTAATTGAATTATTGTTTACTTACTAAATCAAATTTTTAATCTATACTAATTTTTTCTCTCTACTTTTCCAATACATCGGTCCATAATGATGCGCAATCTCCTCACCTTCTTCTATATCTTTAATTGAATAAAATTCCATTATATTTAATTCTTTCGATTTTATCCTCCAATCACAATTTGGGTGTGAACTATGATTATAAATTGAACCGTACCCAAAAGGTAAGTATGAAGTATCATTATCGTTAACGTCGGTGAATACATAATCATACGATGGGTGGGTTGCTACCACAAATAATTTTATAAAATAGCATGTTTCTATAATTGTTCCGTTTGGTATAAATTCGCCGGCAAACACACCAAATCCCATTACTTCATCAATATAACGTACCTCTAATTTTGTTTGTGGTTTTATAACCATTTTATTTTATTAATGATTGTATTAAATTCTTGTCTTTCTATCTTATCTGCGTTATACATTTCAAATTCATCCTTATCCTTATCGTTTCTTAAACAAATGATATGATATTCATTATTCATATCCGATTTGTATATTACATCTTTAACATATCCAAATTCAGCATCATCCATTGAAGCTCTAAACCTCATTACGAATATTGGTTTAGGTTTATGGACGATATTTGGATTCACACTCATTGGTGGCGGGATTGGTATTGAATTTCCGAACATAGGATTGAGAGAGGGGGTTGGGGGGTGAGAGTAGTCGTTTTTAAACTTTTTAGTAAATCTTTTTTGTATATATTAACTTATTGTACATTCAGTTCCATTCCATTGAATTCTATCCGCATCACACGCTATATGCCACTTCTCTACACCATCTACTAATTCTTTTGTGGTATAAGTAGGTATACTCAATTTAACGAAGGTGGCGAGGTTCTCCTTTCCATCTATAAGTACTCTCCAATGTAAATCACTACCTTCACTTACTTTTGTGTTATATCTAATTCTTACTTTATACATTCTTATTTCTTTAGGTCTTTAATCTTTCCTTTACGCACTTTTGTTTTATCTAACTTAACTACCTCTTTGGTTTTATTATCAATTTGCCATTTACCCATTACCTTTTCGGTTACCTTTTGGTTTGGTTTCTTTGCATATGGTGCAAAAATTGCTTTACCATCAAATCCACCATCATTAGATACCTCACCACTTTCCATATCTACTACATCATTAGCAAACTTAACGGGTTGGTGTTTCTCTTTTACTTCTTCATTATATCTCGCTACCGCTTTGATTAACTTTTCTTTGATTGGATTTTCGATATTGAATTCTATATTTGCTACATCGGCGTTTAAGATACCTAATTGCTCATCGATGTTATCCATTTTTAAATCAATATCTACCATTCGGTCTTTGATAAGTGTAATGGAATCGTTGATACTATTAAGGATTGTATTCGATTCGTATTCATAAGATTTAATATTATCATCCCAATCAAATCCATAGTGAGTACCTTCGTTACCATTTTGACCAATGATATCCATTCTTCGTTCCGCTTCCCTTTCCATTTCGTCTTCGGCATACTTTCTCATTTCCTCCACAGCATCTATATTACTTTCATTTTCTTCTATTGGTGTTTCGTTTTCCCAATCTTTAAATTGACCTTTGTAATCTTCTTCTATCATTTCATCATCTTCATCACCAAATTCTTTAAATGGAGCTTTGTCTTTACTATCTTCGGTCCAACTACCATATGAATGTCGTAGGTCCTTATATTCATTTTCATCATCGTTTTTCCATTCGTTTAACTTTTCTTTTAAGTCTTCTCTTTCATAGTCGTGAATATCGGCGGAAAGTTGTTTGATTACATCATTCCAAGAACTCATTTCAAAGCCGGAAGCAATGGTGAGACCTTTAAAAACCTCCATTAATTCACTTAAATCAAAATCGGAGTGGTCTAATTCAATAGTTACTTGCTTACCATACATAGAAGCGGTAAACTTAGCGGGTGGGTTGGGTGTGTTAGAATATATCATTATAGTATTTTTATGTTACTATAAAGATAGTGAAAAGAAATGGAATAAAAAAATAAAATACTCTAAAACTTTAAGTGTTCTCGTAAGTGTGTATCGAATATAAGATGATTACAATACTCTCTATTCTCATTAGCAATACCCATAGCAACCTCAATACGTTCTTTCCACTCACTATCCTTCATATCCCTTATCCACTCTATATTATGGATTAAAGCGGGAATCCAACTACTATCGTATTGTTCAATGGGTTTTGAAATATTCCAATTAGAGTATATATCCCATAACTCATCCGTATATAGAGAACGATAGGGAGTAAGCCCATTCATTTCCATTAACTTATGTGCAAGGGGGTCTGTATGTATAAAGGGTTTACCTAAGTATAATAGTTTAGTAGTTTTCTCATTGAACTTAATAAGGTGTAAGTAAGGAGATATAATTGTAAACGTTTCATACACTACTTCCATTTGTGAGTGTATAGTATGTTCTATAAACTGATGTGTATAAGAATCCTTATGTATTCCATTGTTTTGACCTGAATTGGATAAGTAAGGATTAAAATATGGAGAAGTGTAGTTTAATAACGGCAAGTGTACTTTATTATGTGTAGGTATAGTATTCGTTGTAAACTTTAATTCTACCTTATCATTTTGGAGAAAGTGTTTTGCTAACGATATCCTTACTCTATCCGTCAACTTATTAATATGTAGACCTACTCTATGCCCTTTAGGATGCTCTTTAAATACCTCACTTCCATAGAAAAACATCTCACCGGGAAAGACCTCATTGTTATAATAGCTTTGTAATGCTACCTTATTAGAAAACTTAAAGTTAGTGTAGTTAATGAAAGGTATATCCCATACTATCTTAACTCCTTTCATTTTCTCTATTCGTAGTAGTAACTCATCCGATTCTCTTACCTCATTGTGTATAAAGTAATCTTCGGTATGTTTTGCTATAATAATTAGGACCTTTGTACCCTCATCTAAACCCTCTAACCTATCTAATAGAGCGAGATAATCACTTTCCATTAGACCATGTTTGGTTATCAATAAAACATTAATCCATCCGGCTTTAAATGGAGTAGAAAGGATTTCTTGTGGATTAGTAAACTCCCAATGGAAATTATACTCATCTAATTTAAAATTACGGGTAGTATGGTTAGAGGACCAGAGACGGGATATATTTTTTATCTCATCCTTTGTCCAAAAATAGGGTTCTATTGATTGCCAATCCGCAATGAAGTTTACATTTATATCCATCCTAATTCTTTTATCCTACCAAATATTGAGGTGTTATAATATACATCTTCGAAGTGTTTAATATTTTCTTTAGCGATAAGGTTTGCCTCATTTATCAAATCGTTATATTCCATTTCATCCATATCTAACAATTGTTGGATTCTCTCAAACAATAAATCTAACCACATTGTGTTACCTACCTCTATGTAAGTATCTTTATTGAAATAATTAGCATTATACATTTGTAATAACTCCGGTCCTAATAAGCAATCATATTGTTTAAACCCATACTCTTTTACTAAATGATACATAACAGGATCAGTATTAATAAAAGGTTTACCTAATAAAATATTCTTTAATATTTTTTCAGTAGGTTTTCTATGTGCTTTTGATGGTTCTTTGGTATTAGTTTCATATACTATATCGATATCTGAATTGATAAATAGTTTAGCTAACCCTAAGAAATAATTTGGTGGGTGATACCCATGCTCTGCGTTTTTGTTTGGATTGTACCTTAGTGTACTACTTCGTTCTATAAAGTAAGAATCATGCTCCATATACTTTTCTAATGGATAATTAGTTTCACTTAATAATCTATTATGATGTACGAACTGATGTTTATAGTTAATAGTTAAAAACATTTTAGGATGTGATATATAATCCGTAGTAACAAATCGTTTAACCAGTCTATACCTTTCACCGATACCATTACCGATTGTACCCATATGAAACCCAATTCGTTTATCTTTTTTTAATCTACTGAATACATCTTTGTTATAATAGAAATTAGTAATGCCATCCCCACTCAATTCTTTTTGTAAATTAATATAATCGTAGAAATATATTTTGGGTTCAAACACTGCGGTCTCTGTATTAATCAATGGTGCGTTATGTATAACCTTTATATTATTACATTTAGAAATTTTATCAAACATTATATCCTCAATCGCACCTCTAATACTAAATATGCTTTGTTCTAAATTACCACCAATGATTATAATCTTTACATCCGTATTGATATATTTGTTTACTATATCACATAACGGTTGGTAATCCTCAGCGAACATTCCTATCTTTATAATATGAATTATGTCACTACACAAATCCGTATCAGGTATAGTTGTACCTACAACGTGCTCAATGGTATATCCATTCCAGTCACATTTTTGTTCCATAAAATTTTTGGTAAGGTCTTTGATTTCATCCAATTCTGCGTATGTGAAAAGTAACCCATTATCCTGCCGTTGATAGAAATTTATTTTCTTCATTATAACATATTTAGTTTGTGTACTACACATATAAGTATATGATTTTCCTAGAGTGGAAATTTTAACCTCACAATATTTGTGTACCAGGTTCACATATAAAAAAAAATTAATTTGTCGCATTACAAGAAATGGAGAAGTCGTATTTTTGATATCACATTTTGTGACATCAAAATTTTGGGCATGAAAAAACCGGATAGATTTCTCTACCCGGCCCTTACACTATGAAAAACTAACCAATAAAATTTCTATTCAAACTCACTCGCTAACTCCTTAGATACAGCTCTGCTTTTCTTAGCCGTACTTATAGCGTGTTCATTCATTCTTAATAGTATCTCTTGTCCTATGTACCTATTAGCTAAGTTCTCGTTTACAAATCTCTTTAGTGTTCTACTCTTATATACTACACTATATACGTCTTGCATTAAGTTCTCGCTATACTCTGATACTATCTTATATAACTTCTCGTACTTTTGCTTTATTGTCTCTCTCTTTGTCAGCTTCTTAGCTATTATCTTTTTAGCTACCGCCTTTGTTTGTTTCTTAGCTACTACCTTACGTGCCGCTGCTACCTTCTTAGCTATTAACTTAGGGCTTACTACCTTCTTAGCTCCTTTCTTAGTTACTACTTTCTTTGCTTTCATTGTTACTTTCTTACTCATATGTTTGTTATTTTGTTTTAAAGAATTTATTTTTGTTACCGCCCGTATTAGTTAAGTCCGTATTGTGTTAATATGTTATTGCCTTCCGCTACCCGCTCTATTTGTTTATTACGTTGCTTTACTACATCATTCATTGCCTCACCCATTGCCATAGTCATACCCATCATAGTATCACTCGCTTGAAAGGGACCATTTTCGTCATTGAATAATTTTTCAAGTGTTTGTATCGTAGCTTCGGCAGTATGTTTCGGTGTCCTGTCACTATGTACTATTGCTACTAATACTGAATACAATTGACTTATTGCTTCCTGTTCGTTTGTTAGTTCTCTTTTACTCATATGTTATTATTTTATAGTTTTACTCATTGTTTGTAATGCATCGTATAAGTTTAATAGCTTATCCAATTGCTCATTGCTTAGATTCGTCATTGCTTTACAATCTGATTCCAATGCTATACCCATTGTTAATACTACCATTTTCAATTGCTTCTTACTCATTGTAATTGTGATGTCGCTTCTTTTCATGTTGATTATTTATGTGTTGAATTTAATTTATAAGATTTTTGTTGTAAGAACTCAGTCTCTATTGTATGTGCTAATTTCTTACCCTTTACTACATCCAGTATCCATACATTGTAAACATCAGCACCATACTTACGCATGTCCTTATGTAATAACCAAGTACATTCACCGGTCCTAGCTTTACTCATATGTTTTTGAAATCTACGATTAGCTGCAT